AGGCACGTTTTAGCCTTCCTTATTCTCAGAAAGTTCTTGGTGGCGCTTTGCAATCATTGGATACATAAGTTTCTCAATATATGAAACTTTCTCGAATTCATCCATTGACAATTCGTACAATTCGCACATATCAGCTATAATTTTCTTTGGAATTTTGCATGGTCCCCAACCATAATTTGGTCGTTCACTTTCATCTAAGTCATGCCAAAGTGTCCAGGCGGCCATGTTCTCGGCCAATACTTTTGGCATTTCGCACTCATCACAAGGAGGATCATTGTCGTAGGTTCTGCGACAACCTTGGCAATCCGCAATTATCGGATTCCCGTACCAGTCGGCGCAGTTGACAAGTTTTTTAGCTCGCCCTCCTTTTTCTTTTCAACAAATTTGGAAAATTCCTCTGCTTTGGCCAAAACCTTGTCAATCAATTCCGGGTTTAACAAATAAACATTTTCCAGGCTTTTCGCATTGAATGGAATCGGAATGTCTTCTTCATCCGTAACTGTGTTATCCCAGCCCTTAATGACCCGTTTGATTTTCAGGAGTTTATACTGATACAAATCAACATCCTGAAAGCGCTGCCCTTTATCCCATTCCTTTTTTGTTGACTTCTCAAGAAACTCAGATGTTTCTTTTGGAGTTAATGGATTAACAAGGAAATTCGCCACTTCATCTGCGGCATCTCCTTCTACTGCAATCCATATATCTTCTGATTTTGTTTTAAGTCTCATTCTCTTCGTCCTCCCGGTTTTTATCCCGGTATGTAGAGAGATGGCGCGGAAGGGATGCCGGGATCATCCCTTAACCATTTCTGGCTCCGCACCAACTTTATTATCGAATCACAATTTCACAACTGTCCTCTCCGACTGTTCCAAGCGCCTTTGAAGGAATGGACAATTCAACTGCTGGCGCAGCAATCTCGATGGTCGGCACTTGTAATTGACATCGTTTCAGGTAAACATCCATGATGGAACCGGCGGCGTTACCAAATGTGAAAAGAAAAGATGCCTCATCACCGGCAATACCATCGGCAAAATACTTGGCATCCGCCTTTTTGAAATAAATCTTGTTAGTAGATGTGATTTCGCGCTTATCCTCAAGGAAATCTTCAGGATAATCTGTACCAATTTCATCATCGATGAATTTCTTTGGGGTCTTGAATGAAATAGAACCTGTTTTGATCTTGCCGGCAACTCCATCAATCTGAAGGGTCGTATCTTTTGACTCAACAGGATCTCCGATGGCGTCGGGCGTCGGCAATGGCAGATAACCACGAATCACATCTGCTGTTGCTCCTGTGGACCCAAGCGCCCGACTGAGCGTGATAATATTGGTTGTTAAATCAACTGTTGAAATCGCCGAAAAAGATGCAGCTGTACCGGCATCATGTTTGGTCTGATTATAAATATAAGCACCAACAGAGAACACGCTGGCATCTGTTACATGAAGATGGGTATTGGTCGCCAAACTATTGGAGACCAATGTCGTCGATCCTGCAAAAACCATCTTCATCGCTTCTCCAGAGAAAGTCAATTTGACCGCTCCTTCATTATTGACATCAATAGTCATCTCTTGCACTGCAGCTCCTTGCAGCCCTTGGACAAAATGATCTGTTTCTAACCAGATTGACATTGAAGGAGTTTCGGTATGCTGTTTGTAAAAGAGGCAAGACAAAGTGACTATTTGAGCAACCGCATGAGTCGCTGCAGTTGTCGAAGCATACCCCCTCGTACATCCAGTCAGGGTTGCGGAAGAAGCATCTCGAGAAACCCTTGTAATGCCGGTGTAATGAACTTTTTCCGTCGCTGTGCCTGCAAGAGTTACGACTCCTTTTTCAGGCAATGTGCCGCCAGCAATAGTATCGATCACGATAGTTGACCCAGTCGCATCAGCGGCGGTTTTGATCGCCGCAGTAACAACTTCAAGGCCACCCTGCAACGACCTGAATAATGCATCTCCTTGCGGCAGTCCGCCAACCGCTCCATATGGTCTCAAATACATTGGAATCGTCCATTTGGCAGGAGGCATTGCGTTCTGAAATTGATCAAGGACATCAAGTGTATCCTGTATCTCATCAGAATCAGCAAAAGCCGGGTTCTGGCTGATCATGGCATTTCCTGCCGGCCTGATAAAATCTGTGGTTCCTACTGGAAACTGCAATGTCCCAAAAACCGTTTCCAATAAGCAAAACAACCTTTGCTTTCTCGCCAATCCAATCTCAGCGTTTGAACTCATCGAAACACCTCCTCAATTATTTTCATTCTCCAACCCAAGTAGTAAACCCGCAAGACATAATGACTTGGAAATATCCGTTGTCATCGATTCCTTTTGGATCACTGGATGGTTCGTCAAAATTTACTCCCGACCGTTCGCGCCGTCTAAAAAGCCCTTCCAACCTCCCGGCATATGCCAAAGCAGCTTGACTGCCTTTATTTGCCAAATCAAAAATCGAAATCATCAATAAACCTGTTCTCATCCCAATTCCATCGGTGCCCAATTCTCCAACAAGGGTATCTCCCATTTTAATAGTTGGCCGAATCCATGGTCCTGCCGGCTCAGTAAAAGAATGGTTTGGCCAGGCAATTGGAGTCGCTGTTGCCCATGAAGCTGCGATTGCTGCCAAAATAACATTGCTGATGGTAGCTGGCGTCATTCTTTAATCTCCAACCAATGTTTGAGCTTTTGCGATTTCACTGCTCATAAACGCAATGAACTCTTGGAGCGCCAATCCATAAATGCCTTCTGGCGCTTGTTTACTCCAACCATTTTCTAAACGCTCAGCATAGGGCAAATTATTATAAATCCATATGTCTCCGTCACCTACAGACCAAGACCAACCCTTTGCTGTTGCTGCCGGGACAGACTTGAGCGTTTTTTTATCTCCGACATTTATTCCTTCTGATCCACCTGGCTCTATGTTTGCAATGCCGTGACTACCACGATATGCTCCGGTAAGAACTGGGGACCGCCTGACAATATTCCCGAATACTCGCAAGGTCGTTGCTCTGAATACCTGACTGATATCTTTGTTTATAACGACAGATAATTCCCGTAATTGTTCGGAGAATTGAGCCGCCGTAGATGCCAGTGTATCCTGATTCATCGCTATTCCTTACTCTTCTTGCTGGCAATGACTGAACTTTTCACCAAGGCAACATTCTCAGCTTTGAGCGCCTTGTTTTCAGCCGTTAACGACGCTATTGAATTATCTCGTTCTGCTAAAGCTAAAATCAGCCTCTGATTTTCACTCTGAAGAAATGCCTTTCTTGTTCTAATCATAATATTACCTCATATCAATCGTAAAAAGTATTGGGGTCCCGCCTGGCATAAGCGGGATCGTTGTTTCTGGGTGCCAAATAGTTGCTCCGTAAACAATTCTGAAATCCAACTCCGCCAATGATGCAGGGATGCCATCTGAAGGAACCAATAATCGCACCCGATCCGATTTACTGAACTCCCCTGCATCATTGCGCCGTGTTGGGTTGGAGATCAAAGCAACAATGTCATAAGTAGCAACCGTCGCGGAAATTGAATCGGTAGTAGCATTGTAGGCGCCATGAGTCGTTGTCTCCAACTTCATGGCAGCACCTTTTGATTCGATCATTCTCTTTGCCGTTGCTATTTTGGCAGACCAGTCCATTTATACCCTCAAAACCTTGGCCATATTCGGGTTCGCCAAAAACCGTTTGATGAACCCTTCAATGCTCCGATAAATTGTTTTAGATGGTCGATTTGCAAAGTATTCAGTTTCTATGACATCGATCTTTTCTCTCTTGACGTTTGAAGTCAGTGATGTTTGCAACGTGCCAGGAACTTTCAACTCCTCATACGCCGCTCTGCAACAAGCATTTTTTAAGCCTGCTGGGATCTCTTGATAGAATTCTTCCAAACTTGGATCAATTCCTTGCTCGTCATAAACACCAACTCTTGGCCACTCCAAAGGATCGTCATATTCGTACTTAACGCCCTTAAACTCGTATTCAGAATCAACAAATGCAGTGGCGCGAATGATAGCCTGAACATAAAGGGTGTTGGACGCCGACGTAGCCCATTCAGTTAACCCGTAATTATTGCAGAACGCCGTTACTTCTGCAACGGTAACGTAGCTGTTTGCCGAAGCTGAGGCCGCTGTCCCATCCTCAATAATCAGTACTGGCGCTGCCATGACTTACTCCCTCTTTAACTTAACCGGGTCTTTCTTGGACTTGGGTTTTTCCTCTTCTGCAGAGACGACAACTTTCTCTTCAATAGCCTCAATGCCTGCGGCCATCTCTCCAACAGGTTCCGGGCCTTTGACTGGAGCGGCAGGTGTTCCGGGAGGATTTGCCAGATATCCTTTTGCCGTCAATGCAGTTCTGTAATCAACGGCATGATGAAATTTTACTTGAACTCCTGTTTCTGGATGATATGCGTAAAACATTTTCGCCTTCTCCTTATTGTTAATGCAATTGCATTGTGGTCAATCGTTGTTTATTTTGATCTCCGATTCCTTGCGGCATAGATTCTTGTTCTGTGACAAACTTGATCGGGATATTGGACTCTTTCAGCGCCTCTTCGATTTCAATCAAGATCCCTTTGCGATATGGCATGGCGACCTTGGGGAACTCCTGCATCAATGAGCCAAGAGCCTTGCTCCCCTCTTTCAATTGAACAATAGCGATCCTAGACATGGCTAAAATCAGAGCCTCAGGGCGGAGACAAAAAACGAATTTGCCCCTCTTTTGCATTGGATTATTTTGATACGAATTGTAAAGTTCGATGAAATCTTTGGCAGCGGACACCTGTAATTCCGGATCTTCGGTCCAAATTCCAAACTCCACAGCAGCCATAGAAATATCCAAATCTCCAGGCAGCTTATTGATGCCACGTTGCAGCCATTCCTGAGCTTTAACTCGGTCACCAATCTTCATATATTGTTTCGTCATTGAAAAATAGATCGTCACATTGAAATGCTCCACCGGGATTTCTCCTCGACAGGCCATGTCCCAATACTTTTCGCCCCACGCAACAGCATCGTCAGGATTGCGGTGCTCCGCATACAACTGGCAAAGATAGAAATATGCCAATCCATCTACAAGCCGACCTTGCTCTACCTGCCGGAGCAAAAGAGCTTTTGTCCTTTCGAACTTCTTGTCTTTTTGATCCGGTGAAAGGTCATACCCATAATGGTTTACAACCATTGAATCGGTGAATATTGCATCCCCACTTACCTGTGGCTGATTATGGACGATTCCCTCGTAGTGACAAGTGCCTCTCCTGAAAAATCTTGTCGTGTTGAATTGCATTACGTTAGACCCTTTTTGAATGTCTTTGAGCAAGATCGCAACCGCTGGGAACTTCTTGGGGATACCCCTAAAGAAATTCCTGATCTTAATCATTTCTACAGTAGGGAAGACCAATTCTTCGTCGGCATCTATGATAAGGCACCAATCGCCTCGGGCATAATCAAGGGATTGGTTTCTGTGAAGCGAAAAATCATTTTGCCAAGGGTGGTGGTAAACACGGGCGCCAAAGTTTTCAGCAATTTTAACCGTATCATCGGTGGAGCCCGTGTCCACCACCACAATTTCATCGACAAAATCCTTGATAGAATTGAGACATCTGGACATATTATGTGCCTCATCCTTAACGATCATGCAGGCTGATAACAAAATCCCGGATTTCATATCTGCCTCCCTTTTACTTGGAAATGTAGGCTTTGAACTTGATGTCGGCTTCGTTGACTGTGCCGCCGAAGACCGTATAGCATCGCAGCCATCTGAAAATCGTCCCCTGAAAATCATTGTGGAACGGCTTCATATAGCGGGTGGCCGATGCGGTGGCATAGGTGCTATCCTGGCCGAGCCGGGAATGGGCAAAAGCTGCCGCCTTCTGACCGAATTTGAAACTGGCCAGCCGGACATAGGTTGTAAAGGTACTGGTGGTGGAGCCTTCCAGGCAGACTTCAATAGTATGGCAGGATCCTGCGGTGGCCATACCAGTAATGGCGGAAACATCGACAACAAACATGCCGTTGGTATATCCTCCGCCAGTATCAAAGGTCTTGGCGACACCGTCCACCGAACCTGCAGATGAAGCGGCGAGAGTCTCGGCACTATTGCTGAGGCAGCACTCTTCATCGATGATCACTTTTCTATTATCCAACATTTTTATTACCTCCTTGAAATTTTATGTTATGGGCTCGTTGCCGTTATTACGCGGTCACTGCTGAATTGGGTACACCATAGAGCCGTGCCGCTGCACGAGGACGCAGAATCGCCATGGTGATGTACCATTCGATACGAGTTCTCCAAACCGGTTTGCTATCCTGCTCTCCAAGATCCCGAACATCCATGTCGCTGTTCTGTAGGCCCATAACGCCATTCTCGGCAAAGGAAAGGCAATAAATAGAACTCTGCTCGGTACCTGCACCGGGGCCAGTCTCATCCCATGCGAGAATATCCTGATTGTCCTCGTCTTTGTCTGCGATGATAATGGGAAGGTCGTTGTACTTGGTTACTCTACGACCAAAAGAATCCAGGTCGTAAGTAATATACCCTCCAACACTGGAGCTACGTGCCGCAGCAGACAGCCGACGTCTCATGGTTTTGTTCATGAGAAGATGGGTCGCATCTTCAACTGCATCAATGAGCTCATCCATTTTGGTAAGGGAAACCGGATCGGAGGTGGACGAGCTGGTTCCGGTGGAGATAAGCTGATCGCCGGTACAACGTACCTGAAGGCCATCAAAGCCCTTCGGGTCGGAGGTTACATCGCCTTTGATGAACTGTTTGGTCAGGTTGAGCGTCAGCGCCTTGATTTTCAGACCTTCCTGAGTTGCTCTCTGCCCAGGACCACCAGTTTTAATCAAGAATGCATCGACGTCCAGATCGCCCCCAGCGATTGCCAGGGATTCAACAACCTTCTCAACTTCTCCGGTGCTTTCAGTGTATCCCTCGTTAACGCCACGGAAAGCGACTCCAGGCAGCATTTTTTCCCTATCGAACTTCAGGGCGTTACCAGTAATGTCGTCAAACGGCATATACTGCATCAGATCAGAACCTTTTGCAAACAGTTCCATAACGGTTGCCTTGAGAACTTCATCTCTCCCCAACGCAATCTTGGCAGATTCTATCAGTGTTAAAGCCATCTCTTATTACCTCCTAATTTGTTTTTTTTGTTTGTGTCCCTGTCAAAACGAAAAAAGTCCCGACAAGACATAATCCTCTTTCGAGTATTAAATCCCACCGGGACTCTGTTTTTCAGCGCCGCTGTTAAACTAATTTTTTATTGTTTGGTGACCCACCGGGTCTTTATTTCTCCTTACTTCTGCGCTCCTGCGCCATGAATCATTTTCAATCGTTCCTGAGGAGGCAGCGCCTTCAAGTCGTTCAATGCGCTTCCCTTTGCCCCTGCCGCTCCGCCACCAGCGCCACTGCCGCTATTTGGTTCAAATAGGAATGGTGCCGAAGCAACAAGTACCTGGGCCCATTCATCAAACGTGATAGGCTCCTTGCCGTCTTTGCCATATAGAATTCGATCACCTTCTTTAGGGACTGGCTTGCCATCTTCGAGTTTCCATATCCGACGACCTCTGGCCAAAATATCCTGCATGGCATCTTTGCGAACTCCGCCGACAGCCGTGACAGCCTTGGTAATCTCAGAATCAATCAATACTTCAGACAAACGATTATGAGCCTGGGTAAGTGTCAATTCCTTTTCATCGACGGCTTTTTTCAGGGCAGTTAACTGGTTTTCAAAATCAGCTCGCATTCGTTCTGTTTTCTGGCTCACCAACTCATCCAGCTTGCCGGCCTCAATGAGCTTCTTGTCTTCAATCTCCTGAATACGAGCTTGCATCTTCTTGACTTCTTCAGGAGTGGTTCCGTAAGCGCCGATTTTTTTCTGAAGATCGTCCATTTCCTTCATCAACTTGATGTTATTATCTCGGAATTCCTTGAGCTTGTTCTGTTTGTCAACATCTTCATCGGTGTCCAAATGCCATTTGCCATCGCCGCTCTTGACATACGCCCCTTTAAAAGCGTCCTCAAGTTTGGCGTATGCTTCATCATCCAAAATCAAACTCAATTTCATAAATTTTTCCCTCCCGGATTTCTTTAATGATTATTGTATAGATGATTTTTTGATAAGATCAAAGATATTTTTTATCAAGATCAAAGATTATTCCAATTCCTGCAACGAAGGGAGGCTCTTAAGCCATGCACGCTGGTCTTTCTCGAATTTATTCCAGGTATCAATCAAGTCTTCAAAATCCAGCCCCTTTACCTCAACCGGCTTTTCCATAAAGATGGTGTATGGGTTAAACTTGCCCATGACCCCGACGAAATGGCCGTAATTCCTGTATCTGGCAATTGGGGTGCTGGTAATTTCATCAACCTCATCGGCATCATTAACAATAAGGTTTTTGTACTGGTCGCCATCCTCAACCCAGATATCAACCTTATGCAAACCCAGCTTTTCAATAGCTAATATTTTCATCATCTTTTCCTCCTGTAATTATTATACCGCCTTTTATAAAATGCTGGGATTATATTTTGCCATTCTGCAGCATTTCTTTAAATTGGGGGGCATTATAAACCTTAACCCCAATCCTATCTGCAAACTTTTGAACGAAGTCTGGTATGTTTTCAGTCCGTCGCCATACAAGGAATTGTGCGTCCCTTGTAAGTTCTGTCTTGCCGTAAATCTGTGCTTCAATGTAATCATACCCGTTGCCGAATCCAACCTGGTTCAGTTTCTTTTTTCCATCAAGAAGCTCCTTTATGTTTTGAGGCTTGATAGAATCAATGCTGGTAGTGGTCATTCTTTTTATCAAAGGGAAATTTGAAGCATTTGAACCATGTCGAGTGCTTTCCTGCCCCTTTAAGCCAGAAGAATTGCCCATTGTAAATGTTGATCTTAATCTGACTTCTGGTTTAAAAACAACGGTCAATTGGCCATAGTTATTTGCAGAATCAATGTTTGTTGAGTCCAGCACAAAACCATAAATTGGCCTTTCGTATGCTGCTTCAATTTGAGCTGGTGTTTCAAAATAAGCGTGATCTGCCATCTCTTTGTAAACTGGATTTTCTTGCAAGATCCCCCCCGAAAGAGTACGCTCCCAGCCATCACGACCTATTGTGGATTTATACGGCGCATGACTGCCTTGCGAAGAACCACTGCGCCCACGCACAAACTGATTCTTCATGACCGGCTCCTTCATAAGACTTTTGTAAACGCCACTATTGGGATCATGCATTGGAATGTTACAACAAACCGTCATTTGATCCGCTATTATTTTTGAAAGTTTGACGACATCTTTGTGGCTTGCAAGTCCAGCTTCGATGTTGAGAATTGCACGCGTCTTATTTGTTGTAACTACCCCACGCTTTTTGGCAACAGCAAGGGTGTCTTTCTGCAATACTGACAATTCTGCTGGCGCTGTTGGTTTGGCAACAGCATCCACTTCAGCAAAGTAATCCTGGATGTAATTCCGCCTTGCAATAAGGCTGTTTGCAAGGTAATCCTTTTCGGTTGTTGGTCCCAACCAGTTATCATCAACAATATCTTTTATCTGCTTATCTGTCAAGCGAATGACCTTGTTTGCCTCATCACGCATTGAGACAGCTGCCCTCTCAACCTTATCCAAAATAGAATATGCAGAATCGGAATTGATTACGATTCCGGATTCCTTCAAGCTCTTTAATGCCGCTCTTTCTGTGTAGTCCAACTTGCCCAACCCAATCGCTGCATCGTCATTGATCTTCTTGGCAGCATCTACCATAGCACGATAAGCGCGTACTGGATCTTTGTTTTCCAAACTGGAATAAAGCTCATATGCTTTACGTTCTGCCGTCCGTTCTGCTGATGCCCAAATCTCCATCTTTGAAATCACATGGGTCTTGACTGACTCTTCAAACATCTTGAGCCGGTCAACTTCCCTCATGGCTTCTGGATAATCAATTTTAATCCAGTTGAATTCTGATTCCAATATGGTACGCCTCACACCAGCCACTCTATCGGCAGAAAGTTCTTTCACGCCCTTGGCAAAATCTCCATCCCCAAGCTTCATAGCTTTGTTATAAGCAATGATCAGATCATCGGCAACCTTTTGGTCAACTGCAACATTCATCAAACCTTTAAGCTCACTTTGAGGCACAAGTTTGACAGCCTCGGATTCTGGCCCCATCATTGATGGTGACCCATCAATCCTGCGACCGATATAATATCTTGTTGTTGATGTTGTTTTTTCATAATCACCAAGATATCCCAAAATCTCACCTTGCATACCGGTCTCTTCAAACACTTCTTTGATGGCAGTACGTTGCAAATTCAGCGCCGACTCCCCTGACGCAGAGCCTTTGGCGAATGTATTCTTATATCCACCATATTCTCCTTTCGGAGAAACAATCCACACCCTGCCATCTTGTTCAATCATAATAACGCCAGCCGATGGCCTTTTGCCTGCTGCGCTCATAAAGACAGGCTCGTCAACTGATACCTTTGTCGGCAAGTCCACTTCTTTGATGGGATTGTATAAACCAGCTGGCAGTTTTTGCCTCGGTTCAAATACAGCAATTTTGTTTGGATCGCTTAACTCCTTCAACATCCGCGCTTCTGCTCTGGCCACACGCTGGGCCTCAATGGTCTTTTTCGTGTCTGCGATAAGCTGAGATGGACCGCCTTCTCCATCCATAATTCTGAGCGCTTTTTTTAGCTGTTCCTCAGTAAGCCTTTCGGAAATACTGGACATCAACGCTTCTGCACTCTCGGCTTCCAGCGCCATCTGCCGTATGAGACTTTCCAAAACCGCTTCCTTTGCCGCCAGAATATCTCCCATGGTCGCCTGCAATTCTTTCAAGGTCAATGGCATACCATCATTGTTCACTAGATCAACCATATCTAACTTGTTCGCTTGCCATAGACTCCATTTACCTTTGCCCAAAATCTCTTTCTGGATATCTTCTGATTGGAGCAATAACCAATCATTGTATGAAAGATTGCCAGGAACTGGACCATTCATCGAGGCTCTCATACCTGTAGGGATATTCGCATCCATCTCCTTAATTTGGCCACTGGTCAATGGTGAATTTGGCCCGGACAATTCCTCATAACTTTTAACAGATGGAATACTTGTACATCGACAATTATGAACAACAAATCCTCTGGCGATATAACTTTCATCCTCATCGACGCTAAAGTTGTAGAGAGTGCATGGCTTGGATACTCTCCATCTCCGGAGAACTTCCACCTCGAAATATGCAAACTCATACAATCCAGCGTGGTTTGATGCTATCCTGAAGATTTCTTGCCTGATATCTTCCAAGTTGTTGTTTATTTGGTCTCCGCAAAATCTCAAAACTTTCCAACCCTGATTTTCTATTGCCTGTTGACGACGGGCATCTTTTTCTTTGTCTTGGTGCCAGTATTCCCCGTCAACTTCTATAACTATATTCAAATCAGGCAACGCAAAATCTACATAAAACCCCAAAACCGGATGCTGTTGGATATAGTCAGGGGCAAACTCGTCTAAAATCGCTTTCATTTTTAATTCAAGGCTGCTGCTAAACCCTTTTTGCGCCATTATTACATTAGGGTGTTTTTCGGGATGGTCCTTATAAAATTTCTTTAGTGACATTGTTTGTTTACTTCTTGAAACAGGATCCAGACTGGGGTTGTTGTTTGACATATATTCGACAACAGCTGCTCTCCATCGTTTAGAATTATGCGCATTGGAGGCGGCTTTCTTATGGACCTCTAAATTTTGAAACGGATGAGTCCCATCTGCTACCATTTCTCTCGTTTTTTTATTCGCATTTTTTGTTGTTTCAAATCTATCCCTCAGCCCTGATTCGTATTGGTCCAAATTGCTTTTTCTATTTTTTATGGAAACAATCTTTTTCCTATCCTTTGTCCATTGCCCCTTGATATTTTCAAGGCTCCGGCAAGATTGAGAACAAAACTTGCTCACATGTGGAACCATTATATTACATTCTTCTCTACCGCACTTGTGGCTTAAAAATGAAATCTTATCCCCATTTTTGATTGCTCCTGCGGGTTTCCAATCCCCATTGATCATAACCGGGTGGTCGATGGTCATAGTAACTTTGCAGGAATTGATATAGCCCTTGCCCTTAATGGAAATTCTAACCACTTCAGATACTTGTTTGGGAGTGAAAATTAAGTCTGTCACCTTTCTAAACCGCCCTTTGTGAGTCAATACCAAATCGCCAATTTGAATCTTTCTAATTGGCTTCCAACCTTTAGATGTATAAATTGGGATTTGTCCGTCTATAAAACAATTAAAATGCACCGGCAAGCCTGGCCAACTCATCCCGGATAATGGAGTAAGATTCATATCGTATTTCTTACCATCATATGGTCTGCACCTACTACAAGTTTTCATGTCAAGAGTAGCAACAAATTCGATCCCATTTAAAACATCTGCGTTTGCCTTGTATGTTTCTTGTCGGACCGCATTGCTTACCTGCATAACCGATGTCCGTACCAATGCTTCTGCTTCTCGTTTGGTCATAGACATAACGCCCGGAGTAGTTTTGGTTCCTCTGATTCTTGAGATCAAATCTCCGACTGATTCTCCTTGAACCATGCCTACCTGTAGCGCTTGCGTGCCAGCGGCCATTGATGCTGCCATTTTCGCTTTAGTGCTTTCAGATTGTTTGCTCCACCACTCTCCAATCACATTGCCATCAATCAAAGTATTTTCAACTATTCCCTTGACGCCTTCTGGAGTCAAAGTAACATTGAAAATATCTGCGCCAACAGCTTTGTTGAGAGAAGAAACAACATGATCTTTCTGAGTTCCAGCCATCTTGAGCAATTCGCCCTTATTGGTTTTGGCAATTTCTTTGTAAGTTGTATCAACTATGACAGAGATGTCTTCGTTCAATTTTTCAAGACGAGCGGCCTTCCACTTGGTCATGGTTGGTGCGGTTGGATCGTTCTTTGCGATCGCAGCAACAATTTCGCCTTGGGCATCTTTCAAAAGCTTCTGGATCTTATTATTCAACCCGACCGAATACTTATCTAGATTGATTTGGTCTTTTAAGGTTTGGTCTAGTATCTTTTCAGGAATGGTCTTATCCATGATGGATTCCTTCTAAAACGCATTTTGATCGCCAACGCCGGGATACTGAACGGCTTGTTGTGACGCCAGCAATTTTTCATCTTCAATCGTCCGATCTGCTGGTAATATTTCTCCTAGCTGCAACTGATACAAGAACGTGTCTTGGGAGATTTCTCCGGCCTGTCTGGCTTGCAACAAAGCGGTGATATCTTGTGCCGAGAGTTTAGACGATACGAACTCGCGATTCAACCTAACTTCTGCACTCTCTTCCACAGACAACCATTGCGCCAAATAATTCAACGCTTTGATTATTCCTTGCTCTGCACAATTTACAATCGTTGCTAGTGTCGCCGTATCGCCTGAGAAATGCATCCGAACAGTATCTGCCGCCTCTGCTGCTCGTTTCTGATCCTCAAGCAAACGCGCCCCCATTACAGCCATTTGACGCTCCAATCTATCCAAAGCCTTCTCAATTGCGCCTAGCCCGGCACCAGTGAACTCAAGAAATCCACATTTCGCGTCAGGATTGTCCGAGACCCATGCCTTTTCTCCTCCGATATAAAATTCACCTGTACCAAATCCAGCGGCCCAAGGAGTTGGAATCGCACAAAGATGCAATCCATGATAGTAATCAACACCAACTTGCCAATGCTTAATATTCAAGTTGGCAAGATCCATCAATGGCGGATTGTCTGGGATAGGACTGTTGCTTATCGAGCCAAAAAAGACAAATGGAATTTCGGTCCAATTGGCGCCTCTGATTTTTGGGAATATGTCGTTTCCAACCTGAGACCAAACCTCCTTTTTCGAGATAACATTCTTTTCGTAAATTCTAACAACCAAAACACCGTCCTCTATCGCAAGAACGCGGACTTGATCAACAAAATTAACAACAAATGGATTCGCAGGATCAATTCGAGTCACTTGTTCCGCCAACGCCAACATCATCAATTTATTTTCGTCTCCTTGCTGCTGAAGGCGAAAATTCAGAATGGCTCCTGCTTCATACATGGCAAAATAAGGATTCGCGGTTTCTCCAACGATTGTTTGCTCTTCAGTAAGATCTGCTGTATCGACAAGTATGCCGTAATATCCATCAGAAATCACCTCTTGGACCACCATCCTAATAACCTCTTGGATCGACTCTCCATTCAAAGTAATGAAAGGAAGCAGCGCGTCAACAATTGGCGCCACTTTTATCTGTGGTTCTTTTCTTACAACGGCCCCGGTCAAGCCAACAACTGTACGACCAAAGGCGTTGAAAAAAGACCCTCGATTCAAATATGCCAGATATTCAGTTGGGGTCTGACCAGTCAATTTAGGAACATATAAAGTGGCCGCCGATTTCATGGCATCTTCGCCGTTCATAATGCCTTCAATTTTGGTCCATTGACCAACCCTTTGCTGATAGTATCCGCTCTTGGCGTTTGGCGTTAACTGCATTTTCAATTCCCTCCATTATCATTCCGGCGATTAATAAATTCTGCAGGCCCATTTAGCACCGCCAAGCGCTCTGCTACCGATGGTTTCTTTCCGTCAAGCCTTGCTCTCGCCGCTATCTCAGCCGCTTTGAGCGAGGCGATATTTAGCTCAAATGTAACCTTATACGATAAATAATCTCCAGATAAAGCGGTATGGCCCAAATTTGGTTGTACGTGAGGGAACACAAAGATGCCAGCCAAATTCAATTCGTGAACATCAACATTGCCTGAGATATAAATAATCTTGATGTTTGGATTGATTTCCTTGATGTGTTGTATCTTTATTAGTCCCGAAGGGCCAATCTGGGGACACTTGAGACCATACTCGGCAACAATTATCGCATCTGCTGTCGCTAACCGCTTCTCCGAAGTGTCTGGCCACGTTTGACAGTCGATATCTGTATCCGCGAAGAAACATTCTAATTCATCTCGTACAAACCCAGCAGAAGCCATCAAAATATATTTATCTCTCCAAACAGAAAGCCCGGATTCAAAACACGCCTTAATAATCTTCCATCCCATCGATCCTAATAAGCCGATCTTGGCTTCATCCGTCGCAATGGGAACAATATGGGCTTTTTGTAACTCTTGAATATTAACATCTTCCAATCTGACTTGATCTGCTTTCATCATCAAAGCGACAACGGCGGTCTTTTTCATCTTACTAATGTCGTTTTGGGTAATTGGCCGAACAAACCCGGAATTGGTTATGATGTCTGCGTTGCATATAGTCTCGGCGTATCTATTGTTTGCAACTTCGATAGACGGAAAATCAGGCCGGAGGCCTCTCATCGCAAAAAGCTCCATTTGCCCATTATACATATAGACTTTTTTTGCTCCTGCCATTGCTGCTGCAATTCCGGTGTACAGATAATTTCCCGTAGCAAACTCCGTAAAAACGGTCAGTCCAGACAGGTCCAACTTGTATCTCTTGATCAACTTTTGCAGATAAGCAATCTTATACGATTCCATTTGCAATCTCCGACAATGTACGATATTGCGACTGAACATTATGACTCAATAGCTTTTCAAGAAAATCGGCAACGCCAAATTCATGATCATTGACAAATAACCTGGCAAAGGTCTGCTTTATATCTTTCTGATCATGTTGCCTGAATTCCAAATAATCGCTCCATTTGGCGGTATTCAGGTAACAGTGAACCGGATGAAAACAAAGAACCTTCAATCCGTTTTCGTCCCATATCTGCCATTCCGGGCATGGCTTCGATAGCTCTGCATCATCCGACCAGAAATAGGGCATGCGCCAAATAGATTCGCCAGACGTATATTTTGTCCTGAATGGATTGATCCCTTCCATGCCACCCAGATATACAGAACTATCCACTTGCATGCCGTAAACGGCAAGCAGGCGCGCTACGCTGGCGGAATAAACCATGGCATGAGTACGCGCCGCCTTGGCATCCGGAACAATCCTCAATAACCCTTTCATGACCTCTGCTGAATTCTTTCCTTGAGTGCTGCCTTGCAAAAAATTTGGATGAATACCGAGTTCAACGAATGGGCTCTTTTTAAGCTCAAGGAGAATCGGACTATCATGGGTGATGAACCATGTGCTTTTGATGTTTCTGATTGTCAGCCACTTCAAAAGGGCATCAGACATAAAATCTGGCACCCAGTCCTGATCTACTGTGATGGCTATTTCATTTAATCTATCCATCCCGCCTCCCTCTTAAAATCAACCAATGCCGCATCATAATTATACTTCGGCACCCAGTTCAAATACTTGATCGATTTTTCAATATCAAAATTACTGCCTTTCGTCCTGACCTCCGAGATATCCGGCCTCATGATGATCTTGGAAGGATTATCAATGTGACAAAACACCCGACAGATGGCCTTGATCTCATCAAGAATCGTCAATGGCTTGCCCGATCCAATATTGTAATAACCAACCGGAGCATCTTCCGTCTCAACCGCCTTAATAAAAGCATCGCAGACATCTTTGATATAGATAAAATCTCTGGCCGTCGTTGGTGGATCGCCCCACACCTCAATCGGCTCGCCATTTCTAGCTTTGTTGATAAATTGATGGAATGGCGAATTGTATTTGGTGTCGCTGGAACCATATCCTCGAATATTGGCAAGGCGAAGAATATAGCCCTTGACTACTTTCATCCTGTTGTATGCCTCAACCATATCAGCGGCGGCAACTTTTGACTGGATGAATGGGATTGCATTATGCTCCCAGCTTGTTGTACCATACATCTGAGAACCATACGGATAAATCTTTCCTTGGCCAATAAGGTTCGTGTCCGAATGGGTCATGGCATAAATCAATTTCGGGATCTTGTTTCTTCGACAAAACTCAAGAACATTAAGCGTTCCAAGAGTGTTGGCCTCGAAATATTCCTCCGGTGTATGGCCATTGATCATCAGCTTTGCCGCCAGATGAATAACAGCATCAAAATCAATTCCGTCAAAAGGCCTAAATCCATTCGGATGCGTAACATCAATATCGTAATGATTGGCAGCACAACAACCGATATCTTGGTCGCCCAACATTTCCGTCAAATACCTGCCAATGAATCCGTCCGCTCCTGTCACTAAAACTTTCATCTCCCGGCCTCCTTAATCCTCAATTTGTCGAAATGGAATCACATAAAAATATGGATATCCCTTTAGCAATTCCTGTTTGGTTGTCCCCTTTGGAATCTGCCTTAAAATCCTTGTATAGTATGTGTAGTTTTGACTCTCGCCGCCAAATCGCTGCTTGAAATGGAGCACCGATTCCATTCCCGGGATCGTCGTCCCTCCCCAATTCCAATACTTATACCCTGCTTTCGCCGCATCGGTCATAGCTTGATAAATCAAGCCATGCAACGGATCAAGATGACGATACTCGACCTTGATCGCCGGAGTCATGTAGTCGACTGTCTTGTTGAAATACTTTAAGAGTAGTGCTGCAACAGACTCTCCTCCGATAGTTGCGTTATAGAGCCGATAATTGTCGCCATATTTGAAAGCTTTAGATATGATATCAAATTCCATTTTTTTAACAGGAGCTTTCATTGCGAACATATTCACGCGATGCATTTCTGCAAGTTCTTTCATACATCCTTTATCTTCTCTACCGTTAGAAAATCTTAATGATTTGCGAATTTGGTTGCGAGTCTTTTGATGAATCTTGGCCATCAACTGTTTATCAAAATCAGCACGATAAGCATAATCCGGCAAGGTAGTGACCGTTCCAACTCTCTTGTCAACTACATGATCATATTGATCAAAAAAGATGTCGTAAAGATCGACATCTTCAAATGGCCTTGAAATAAAGGTGGCTGTAATACATTTTGTCCATTCTGCCGCTTTCATCATAGCAGATAAAAGATTGATTTTTACCTCGTCGTAATCTGCCAACACGCCAGGGTTTGATCCGAACCAAGGAAGAGAGTTCATAACTGGTCCAAACGGGCCATTGCAAATAAACGACGGCAAAATACCAACTACCTGACCATATTCTTTTGCGACAAAATAATACGGGATAGATCCTTTTGGCAGCAGCCTTAACAAAAAATTCCTGAATTGGTATGACGAATTGAACAATGATCTTTCATGGGTTCCGGCATAATCATCCCATGCTTGAAGATCGTCTTCATTCAACAACTCTACAATCATTTTGATCTCCTTGAGATATTGTATAAAGTATAATCAAAGAATTTAAAAGTTATTTTTCCCTTGATCCAGATACCAACGGATCGTTTTTTGCAGCCCTTCAACCATGCCAATCTTGTGAGTGAATCCGAGTACATCTTTGGCTTTCAACCCGTTACAGAGATGGCGTCGGACATCGCCTATGCGTTCTGGCCGAACTGCTATTGCCTGCCAAGTCTCTTCTCCGGACATCTTCAGATACAAATCTCTGATCTCTTCAACCAGCCAGCCGATTTGGATATCATGGCCAGAGCCAATGTTGATAATCTCGCCTTTTAAATCTGGCCGCTGGCCCATCATAACTGCTGCTCGTGCTGTGTCCTCGACATAAATGTAATCACGGGTCTGCGTCCCTGTTCCACAAATAATTGGCGATTCGTTTTTCATCAATCTCGCAATAGTCAGAGGGATCACGCCTGCATATGATTCTGCATTTTGCTTTGGCCCGTAATTGTTAAATGGCCGCAATATTGAGATGTCGGATCCAAACGTCCTGACATAAGACATGCAGATCAGATCGCCAGCTGCTTTACTTGCCGCATATGGTGTCGAAGCTTCGAGGGGATGATCTTCGCACATTGGGGCATACCGTGCCGACCCATATACTTCTGATGATGAAAAATGAATCAGTCGAAAAGATTTCATTTCTCGTTGCAATTCACAAAGATTTGTAATCATAGCAACGTTGCAGTCGATGTTAGCAACGGGATCTTCAAGGGAATGCGGCAATGGGAGCACGGCCAAATTGTAAATCAAATCCGGTTTTACATCTTGTAACGTCTCTTCCATATCAAAGAAATTACAAGCATTCACTTTACGCAGATCAATCCCTTTTGGTAGGTTTTCTTCTTTGCCCAGAAACAGATTGTCAACGACTGTTACAATTGCTCTCTCTTTAATAAAGGCATCAACGAGATGCGAACCGATGAATCCAGCTCCCCCCACGACAAGAACTTTTGTGTCTTTCATCGATACTCCCTTCCCTGTTCGTCGGCAAAATATGCAAAAGCACCTTTTCCGACTAAGACTGCATCCTCGTAAAAGCACCGATCAAGAGGATCTTCAAGAAGCGCTCCTACCGTTATCAGTTCGGTATATTCAACAATTCTCCCGTCTGTCAATCTCGCAAATGTCCGATCGCGGTTCGCATCCCGCAAATGCGACCATTGTTTTTTTGAATACCAAAGATCACCCGTTAAGGATGCCTCTGTTACTTTCTCAAGATAATCAATTGGTGCTCTGCCCATTATTCTTTCTCCTCTCCTAAACTCCCAAAAATAGCCGGTATTTTATCCTTCATTTCATTCATCAGCGGAATCATGATTTCTGACATCTGCGGATGTGGCTTGCCAGTTAATCCTAACGCTCGTTGTTCGAATACCAATCTCCACTCACGGAAATTTGCTGTCATGACAATTTCAGTTTTAAGAGAATTCGGCAGGACTGTTCGAGCTTGCTGTGGGGACCAATTTTTACCAAGAAGATCAAGGTAAGACATCTCCGCTTCTTGCATGGCTTGAAACCATCTAAAATCAGAAGTATATGGGTCGGCTATTTCGGCAGGATCACATTCTTCCCAATCGTATTCTCCTTCCAAGATATTTACCCACGGTGGAATAATGAACGTAACACCACCACTATAATTGCAATATCTCGTTGATTCTTGGCTATAAACAGCCATCCGATGTCTTACAAGCTCATGGGTAAACCCGCGATCAACGATAAACTTAACAGTCATGGACCCATGCTCGATGATTGTTAAATGCTTGGCTTTGATTTTACTTTTCAAGAACGCAGCAGGGGCGCCTTTCGATTCCGACTTATAGCATGTTCTTCCGGCTTTCTCCATCAACAACAAATCGGCTCCATTGATTGCTAAAATCTCATAGCTTGGCTTTATTAAGATCATATCTCTCCTCCTTTATCCCATTCTTTTTGCAAGTCCAACCCGTACCAGACTGGCAACGAAATGCAATTCTCTGCTAAGTACGCAGAATTTGGCAACAACCGATTCATATAGAAAGCCGGATGAGTATGACAAGCATAAGTTCCAACGCCCGTCTCAAATCCTTTCTCTCTCATGTAATCTACAACTGCCTGTCGTTGACCAACTGCACATCTACAAACATATGCTTGGAGGATGTCTTCTTTTGCATGCCATAAAGGTGCCGTTATTCGCTCCGAGAGAAAAGAGTCGGTGGCAATAATCTTCCCCCAAATGACCGCTTGTTCTCGCCTTGCCCTTATCGTCTTTTCAATTCGAGACAACTGAACCAGACCGATGGCGGCTGCGATATCAGACATCTTGAAATTAAAACCGAATTGACTAAATTGAACCGGCCCAACCCTCCCGAAAGTTCTTTCAATGCCAAAGTTGGAAGCTCGTTTCATCCTATTTGCCAGCACCGCACTATTTGTTGCGATCAATCCTCCCTCTCCGGTCGTTATGCCTTTTCTGGCATGCAGAGAAAAGCAACCGATGCCGCCAATAGTGCCAAGCATCCGTCCTTCGTAAGAAGCCCCCAAGGCGCAAGCGGCGTCCTCAATGACTTTGAGATCATATTGTTTGGCAATCTCCATGATTTTTATCATTGGCGCCGAACGACCAAACAAATGGACAGGCACGATAGCCTTTGTACGGCTTGTAATGGCCCTCTCAATTTTATCGGCATCGATATTATACGAATACATGTTAACGTCAACAAGCACCGGCGTAGCGCCTGATGCAAGGATTGCTAATGGAGTCGCTGGAAAAGTAAAATCTGGACAGATCACTTCGTTCCCTGGACCAACGCCAAGAGCTTTCAAGGCCAAGAAAAGAGCAGATGTGCAATTGGTTACGCTGATGACATAGTTACAATTCAAGTATTTTGCAACGGCCTTTTCAAACGCTTCGCACATTGGCCCTTGAGCAACCCACCCAGATTGCAAAACTTTTCTGACTGCTTCAACTTCTTCTTCATCAAAATATGGCTTATTTAATGGGATCATATGTCCTCGCCTCTCTTGTTATTGACAAATCACCCAACAAATCCATAGGCGGAAGTTTCAAAGATTCAACTAATGGCTGCGAGGCTGGATTGCCAATCACCACACAACCCGCATTAACATCCTTGGTAACAACTGAACCAGCACCAATCATAGCGCCTTCTCCAATTATGATGCCTGGTAAGATAATGCTGCCTGCTCCAATAACTGCACCTTTCTTTATGAGGGTTGGCGACCAATCCTTTTTGTCTCCGGGCGGATGTTTATCGTTGGTAAATGTAACTCTTGGCCCGATGAAACAATCATCTTCTATCGTCACTCCTGATGGAATAAAACAAAAGGCGGCAATTCTGACATTGTCGCCGATAATTACTCCCGGACCAATCTCCACGAATGCTCCAATGTTACAATTCTCGCCAATCTTAAAATCCCCGTATAAATTGACAAATTCAGGGCGCCATATTATAGTGTTTTCCCCGATATCCCATGAATCATAAACATCAAAAATCTCCTTTTTCTTTTGCCACATTTTCAATCCTTCTTTAAATTAATAAAAAATAGCTGGTTGCCGATCGCCAGTCGGTGGTGTTCCTTTGGGACCGACCGACTAATCAGAACAACCAGCTAAGCACTAGGCAACAAGGCCGACCGTACTCAAATCCAATAATATGATTGATTCATTATTTCATTTTGTCCCTCCTTTTCTTTATTTGCATCTTCTTTTGGCACATATGCCGGGCGCCGAAGCTTTAAACTTTAAGCCAAAATATTCAAAGTGCATTTGAAAAAGGCTTTCCTCTGATCATTGCGTAATCACCTCCTTTTTTTGATAAATAAAACCTTTCAACTTTATTATACCCCCTTTTTCAAAAATCATCATAGATAAATTTAGGATTTTTACAGCCATCCAGATACTCATCTCGATTCATGATGAGATCAAAGAGGTACAGATACCGTTTCAATATTGTTTTTGTTGAGAAATTACGCCGGGCAAACGTTTTTGTTTCCTTCCCCCATCTTTGCAATTCTGCATCGCTCAGGGCGGCCAACATCTTGATCTTTTGCTTCAGGTTCTCTTTACAAATCAAAACAGTTGGATTGTCGGAGTAGTGGCTCATAATCCATGGACCCAGACAACTCATTACCACATGGCCCAACCACATCGATTCAACCCCGGATATGCCCCACGCCCCATGCAGGCTTGTGAAGGTGACTTGGCATTCCTGTTTTCGTTCCAGACATTCCTTATTTGACAACTGGCTGAGAATCTCCAATTCAACAAGGACGCCTTCGGCTTGCAACTCGCCAATAACCTGGTACAAATAATCATACCCTTTCATTGGATTGCCTGCTGATCCAGCGCAGATCTTTAGCGGCCCATTGCCGCGGCGCAACGCAACAGGAACGTCATCCATATCCCCATACTTGGTGAAATAAGACCCAAGATGATAAAAGCTATTCAAGAGATGGCCGGTAATGGACCAATCGGTGCCAGTAATTGCCAAGATGCCGGTGTTCTCATGGAATCGCTGGAGGGTTTGCCAATTATCTCTAAGCTCCGATCCGTAATACTTAATGCAGCAGTTGTTTTTGTTGAGTAAGCCATTGCTATCCCAATCTGTTCCGGCCCAACTGAAGATTCCCCGACCAAAATGAAAAAAGTCGCATTGCTTGACCCAGTCTGTCGCCTCCTTCTCTGCCCCCGGATCTGAAAGCAAGATATCCTTGTCGTAGGCGAAGGAATCATCATATGCAATGATGCAACGTGCCTTATGTTGCGTGTATTTATTGATTGCCCTCATCAACGCTGTTGGCTGACCAGCGATATTGAAGTCCGAAATGATACTAATATTCATGAAGCTCCTCCTTCAACCAAAACGTTATTTGCCGTTTTTATTTCCACCATTGCCTTCATCGGATCATCTTTCATCGGAGTAAAAACAACCAGGCCTTTGCAAGTCATAGTCCTTACTTCCTTTTGACCACTAATACAATGGCTAAAACTGGCATGCAACCTGGCCAATTCCCAGTCGGCAGGTTCTTTTCCCATGCTATATTTCCTCCTCCATCTTTGCTAAATCGTCCTGCATCTTAATTGTCAGCTCAAAGAATGGATGCATCATTTGTTCATTGAGAATTTCCATATTTTGAAGAACGCAATGGCCACCAATCTTGCCGATAGGAGGATCCAAAACGTACCTCTGCAAATCAGGGAGGCCCATATCAAAATTCAATTTATTGTAATCCCGATCATAATCCTTGACAAATTTGTAATCAAGATCAATTGCTTTCGCCGCATGTCCAGACCATCGGGCCAATTCAACATTGACTCCATAGATCGCCAATGACCTGAGCTTGAGAAACTCTGTATGAGTCGAAGATGAAAACCACTTGATATGCTCAATACCGCATTGCGAAAAAAAAGCGCGAGCAAGTTCATTCTCGCCACCTATATACCGAACATGCTCTTGTAGATAATCGCTCATCTTATCATGTCTCCCTTCAACTGGCGAATGAACCGTATCTTCCGATATCTGATCGCAAGTACCAATCGGAACGGTTGAAAAGACAACTATCACTTCGGGGTGAAACCTTTCTTGAAGCGCCTTTACATCTTCGACAAATGTTTTAGAGTATGGAAACGCAATTGCTAATACGTCGCAATATACATCGCAATAACACGGATTCTCAATATCAAATCCGGCTGCCGGATCATAAAGCATCCAATCGTGATACTGCCTCCACGCTCCAAATATCCCTTTGCCAACTTCTCCATATCCGGCAAGAATTACTTTCATTTTCCTGCCTCCGGCAAATCGGTCCATTCAACCAATTTATCGATAGCGGCCAGTTCTTGAGAATTCAAATAATCTCCGAGTGCGGACAACTTCAATTCGATCCTCTGAAAAGGAATTGAAACTTCCGCATCTTTCAATTCTTTGAATTCCTGATCAAAAGAATCTTGCGATCCTTCGCCTTGAAATGAATATGCTTGTTGTGGGGCACCATCTTCTCCAAATACCGGGACAGGACATTGAATCGTTTGCCCAAATTCGTCTTTCTGCAGAATCATCCTGGTCCTTGTCGTCATCAACGGCTTTCCGTCTTCTCCTTTGTCGCAATAACGTTCCGCAGTCTCAATACGCGCTTTTTCATAATCCTTGACCAATTTTTTGAATTCATCGAAGAAACGCCCAATCCAATACCTGGCAACGCCGCCCAAAGAGATCTCTCTCGGTGCCGTAATCAGCTTCTGAAATCCTTGAGATGAACTAATTTCAATCAAATCCTCATTTGTCAATAATACGCACTTCTCTTTGATCTTAATTACATTACTCTTTGTTTTCATCCTTTTCTCCTTTTGTTTTATTGATAATTATATTCATGTTGCCATTATGACTTACAACTCTTACCCGATACGCCTTATCAAATAAAATATCTCCTTGTATGGATATATCTGGGCGAATACAAACATATCCCGTATGTGCCGATACGTCTTCGCTCGTTATTTCCTTTTCCATTCTTTACCTCCCGATGCATCTATTATATACCTTGATCAATAATCAATCGTAGTTAATTTTTTTGACTTCATCTCGATTAGGTGCGTCCGGCCTAAATACCAATTCCCAGCCATGTTCCCCATGTTTTACTCTTCCTTCTGGAAGCTCCAAGACCTCTCCGGTCTCACATATTAATCTCAAAGGACTATTGGGGCCAACAGTAAAAACATACCAGTGATTAACCATCACTTCTGTATGCCAACTGCCATTTGATTTAATATTCCCCGATTCGGGCCAATCTTCAGGGTGAGGACTATCAGAGGAATTGACAACACCAATTACTGCGCTACATTTCCAAAGGTCACCTGGTTGTGGAGTTGTCATATCTTCACCGCTATTGGATTTCCCGTTGGTACAAAGCCGCCCTCCCATTCAGGGGCTACCTCTGTAATAGATGCCTGGCAGGCTATTGCAGATTGGGGAGTAAAATAAATCTTATCTCCAAAATGGATAACAAACCCTTCTCCTGGAGGGAGGATTACCGCTCTGAACTCATAAATCTTCCCTATAGTCATATACGGCTCTATGGTTTTATATATATCATCAACTAGGGACATCCTGGCCTCCTTTAAATACTAAAACTTCAGGTTCAACGAGCTTGTATTCTCCTGCACCTATGCGAGGAGATGACTTTGATTTCTTCAGATCAATAGGGGGAGCAGAGAGCTTCTCCTTAGTATCCGACATAATCGTGACATTTGATATTTCGGCCCATGCGTCTGATTCTTTAGAAACAAATCGCAGAATCTCTATGGTGTTTCCGAAAGGTGCAGACATTATAATTCTTTCTTGAGTAGACTCTTCTGAAGGATAAAATCCCACTTTGAATTGCTGTGTAATTGGCCAGTGTGATTTCATGCTTAACCAACTCCATTGACCGTTACCTATGCAATATATAGAATCTGTGCGCTTGCCAATTGTAAAGTCCATCCTGAGAAACATATTCTGGTTTGATTTGGCCCACGCCCCTACGTGTATCATCTCTTATCTCCTGTGCTGTGCCAGTCAATAGTTTCTTCTTTTGACTTTTCTTCGATTTCTTCTGGAGTCAATATCCGATTGTGTATTTCAAAGTTCCCTTTTCCATCCACCAAAACAGTTTGTGTGTCTAATGGTAGGTTTTGTGGGTATATTGCTGCCAATTTATGATTGCTCGGAACCACAAATACCAGTTTATTACCAACCGTTAATTGTGATGAAGAATCCTTACACATTTGTCATCCTTTCCATTTAGTTTTAAAAAGATCCTGGCCCAACCATCTCCACTGCCAATATGTTGGTGTGCCAGTAGATGTTATTAGCCATTTAACAGGTAGGTACTTGTACCGCAACTTCTTTAATTTACCCCATAATCCTTTATTACGATCAATAATAATCGGCTTTCCGTTTTTGTCTGACCAATTATCTGGACCTGAGTAAAAATCAAAGTTCTCTACAATATTAATAAAAGATTGACTGGAAGAAGCTTTGATTTGATTGGGGCTAATATCTTTCATTTTCGTCCCTCCTTAATCGGTGCACATTTTACATTGTCCACTAATACTGTTTGAGAATCGCAATACGGAACAGGAATCTGGATTCGACGGTTTTTAGCAAGGGATCTTAATATAAGGGTGTATGACATTCTGTAGCATTTGTTGCCCTTTTTGACCATGGCGGAAACCGTATACTTGCCGTTCTTGTTCAGTTTCCATTTCTTCCAGATCCGTTTCTTTTTGCTGCGGGGAACCTTGAGATTGTAATATAAAGTTGGTGTCATTATTCAATCCCCTCTTGATGGCACAAGGCTCGAAGGATTGCCTCTGTGGAGGTTGTTCCCTTGTATGACTTCTCGTTCCAAGTTAACCCTTTATCGAGCATGATATTTACTGCCCATCCATCCTTACCGTTATTGTCGATGCTAATTAGATCGTCACACATTCCAACCAAGCTCCTATTGCTGGCCTCCGGGGAGGAGTCGCGGCTTACGGTTTCAGGGACAAGAATCATATCTCTAATGGCTGTTTTACAATCCATGTTCACACTATGCAATAGCCCACTGAACAAGGTGTGACATTTCTGGCAATGAGGACAATAAAAGATGTCGTTATTTTGCAATGGTCCGCACTTCTCTCGGTAAAGCCCCTGCAACTTGATGTGCATGGGGAGCAGAACTTCGGTGAAATAGTTAGCGTTCATGGTCGGCTTCCTTTATTCCACGGCTTAAATTTTAACAGTTCTTTTGGGTCCGGAAATGTGCCAGTAAAAGTCATGCCCCGATCATCAATGCTTAGAAAAGCGGGAGGTTTTACGATAGGCCATTTGATCTTTAGCAACCATACAGGACAACAAATGGTTTCATCGAGAGAATATTCCTTTCCCGTTACTTGCTTCCATAACCAGTTCTGCATGGCCTCCATCCCTCCTCTTTGGTGGGACCGGGACGAGAATATGTGTATCTCAAAATGTTTGGAGGCTTCTTTTAGAAACTCGATTGCGCCCGGCACAGGCGGATCAGGAATAATGTCAGCACCCTGCCACCCTGAGTTATAACTGTGCAGCACACCGTCGAAGTCTATACAAAGCACGGGTGTTCCTGTCGGTAGATCACTCATCCCTCTCCCCTTTCTCCTTCAGCCAAATGCGAAGGTGTATCAGTGCATCGATTGGGTTTATGTTATTAACAGGCTCTATAATAATTTTCCCATCTTGCCCCGTGTAGGTACAACCTGTTATGTCGGACTTTCCTATCTTCCATAGTGTTAATCTATACCTTTTCTTGTTGATGTAGATGTCCCCCGGCAACTCCCTCCACATCTCAGCGAGGGACGGGCGTGAAATTACTTTTTGGCAGCCAAGCAACGGACAGTAATCATGCCAAGTAGCTTTCTTTGACTCTCCGCGCTCTTTCCAAAGATACCACTCTTTCTCTGTCTCCATCACAATCCCCGCCGCTTGAAGTGCTTGGCAGGCTTCGAGAGTACCGTAATTTTCAGGATTCATAGTAACCTCCCCAATGTTCAGGCTCACATTCATGCTTTACAAAAACAGCCTTAATAAATACCGGGGTTGTCGGAGGTCTTTCTTCAAACCTCGACCATTTATCCACAATGGCCCTATTGCTATTGCATTGAGGAGACCTTCCTTTCCCGTAAAACATTAAGCAGTTGTCTTCCGTGACTGCCCACCATCGGTCGGTAAGCAATTCGTAAAGCCCGCATTTGTCTGGAATTTTGATGGCTTCATCTATGGGTATTTTTGTAAACTCTCTCACAAACCCTCCTTCTGCCCACCAAAGGGCTTCCACCAATTAGAAAAATATGCTACCCTTCTTTCCAGTTTCCGTACTTGCTCCTTGAGGGCTATGTTCTTATCCTCTATCTCAGTAAATCCTACTATTGATGGATGGACCGGACAGGTATCACATCGGACGCTTTCCAGTTCTTGCACCCTCTTCTTGAGTTCTGTTATCTCTAATTTGTAGTTTTCTCTTTCCTGCCTAATAACCCCCTTATATACTTCCAATCCAGATACTACCTGCTTCCCTTCTGATTTAAGGACGGCAATCTCTTTCTGGTTTTTATCAATTATTGCCTGTAAAATAGTACTACGATAAGAGAGATCATCTCTGAGAGCGGCAATCTCGGCATCTGCTTCTTCTTCGGCCAGACAGTATTTACCATCTTCCCTTTCTCGTATATCCCCATAGCTATCTTGTTGGTAGCGTTTCATTTATTTCTCCTCGCTCAGTTCAACGTATTCATCCTCGTCTTTGCATATCCTTTTCAGGTAATCATGACCACCGTCAATAGCTACAACACCACACATACAAGTAACGAAGTCATGTCGATGCCTAGATTCGATCTCATCTCCACAATGGACACATCGGATAGCGTTTCTGATAATCATTCTATTTCTCCTTGCTCACTAAATACTCTCCCGCAAGGCTACTCAAATTATTAAATAGAAACAGTGAAAACCACGCTTCTTCATTAAGTCGCCCCTTTTCATTCTGTTGCCTCCATGCCTTTTGGGAAAATTTGTGAAAGTCTATCCAATCCCCCTTCTCCACCAGCTTCCTTCTTAGTGCGTCCATGTCGTCAGGAGTAGTGAAGGTGCGGTCCTCAACCGTAGCACAAGTTGTCCTTACGGAATATCCACTATTGCCACAAGAGCAAGTTGACCGTCCATAACCTGAATCTCGTATTATACGGACCTCATGCCACTCTCCCAAATACTGTGTCAGCCTCTTTTTTGTCCCGTTATCCATCGTATCCTCCCTATCAATTCCCTCCCACCTGAGATTAAGTTGATCCGCTATCCTATTAGAGAATCTCCTTTTGTTTTTATTTCTCAGGTGAGGGGGAATTTTAATAAGTCGCGGGCAGGTTTGGCGTAGCATAAATGCTGAAGTTTCCTGCTTTTTTCGTACCCTCATCCTTTTGGACCGCGACATCTATTTTAATTTCCATTGCCCTTCATGCACTCACCGCTGCGGACTGATATGAATGTGAATCTTATATTTTCAACGCCGCCAATTATCTCTTTAGAATTAGTCATACCACACATTGAGGGGCAATGGGATTATTTGTTTTCTATCTCCTTTTCCACATCTGATCGTAACTTGTCCAGTACGAGAGTTGCCTGTTGGAAAGAAACATTATCAGACATTTTCTCATAAAACATTATGCCACAAAAGGATCCAATGCAAATGGCACAAATCAAGAGCACAATGATTAGGATCACAATAATGCCCTCATGGTTACTTCGATTTTTCCATTTCATTTTTCTTCTCCCACTTAATATACTCGCGGACAATATTCTCGGCAGCTATAAATGCCAATATCATCAGAAGCCATGATTCAAATGGTGTCGTATTTATTTTTAAGAAAATAGCCCCTCCCTGAAAGGATGCAAAATAAACGGTTGTCATTAAGATTTGTAAGAATAGCACTCTCATGTTCGCATCTCCTTCATAACCTTCTTGTAGTATCCAGGCGCCCTACCACTGTACCTTGCCAACGCTATTCTCAATGAGGGCGATGTCCTTTGATAGTGCTTTAGAATTTTGCACCCGGCAATTATGTTTTTTGCGGGGCACCTCAAATCCTCTTTTGAGTAGCCTACTAACCACTCTGAAGTTTTTGGTAATATTTGCATTAGCCCTATCGCACCATGACTTGAAATCGAATTCTGATTCCAATTGCTCTCCACTTGGATGATTGCTTTGACCAGTTTGGGTTGCGGATGGTTCTGTTCCACAATCTTTAATAGCTGGGCCTTGGTTGCAGGAATAAAATTTCTCGTCGAGTTTTCTAAGCTTTTCGGAATCAGTGATAGAATTACGAAAGTTAATACCAGGAGACAATACACCCCTCTCTGACTTCGTTTGTAGTAATAGATTCCTCTTTTCATATTCCTCCTTTATATCTTCAAAAGAATGTAAGGGAGAAAGCCACTTCCGAAGTGGATAGAATTTACCTCCACAACAAGCAGGGCATTTACCCCCAACAAATAAAGTGTCACAATTTATGCAAACCAGAGCATTGGCTATTTTCATTTATCTCCTCCTTTAGAATGTCATACAAATATCCAGAAGCATTAAAAATGACACCACACAAAGCATCAACAAGACAATCCTTGATAAGAAGCCCCCGATGGCATTTCCACCAATCTATAAAGTGTCACCAACCCGATTTCATGTACACCTCTTTTGGAATCCCCTTCTGCCAATTATCAGAATCGCGTAATTTCCCATCAGATTGTAAACGGTGCTCATGCATATACTTTGCATAACATTCCAAGACCAAAGGACTCAGAAACCCTTCATAATCTAATTTACCTTCTTCGGGGTTTCGGGTTGCCCCCGTTTCAAATTCCCTCATTTCTTCTCTTCCACATCTACAATTATGGTTATGAGTTTTTTGCTCCCAGCATCAAGGACTCGTGTTTCCGTCTGAACGGTTTCGTCCATGACTAAGTAGATCTTACCTTCATGAATATCTACATATTTTTCTGCCATTGCCTATCTCCTAATTATATCGATTCTTTTATCGTAAGTGCGAGAGCTACGAAAGCTGGATCTCCCTTCTGTAAGGCCTCTAATAGCTGAGCTTTCTCCTCCAAATATACTTTAGCAAATTTGGGGTCGTATCGAACGATACTTGAAGTATTATCAATTATATCTGCTAATTTTACTGTCTGTACTTTCGGACATGCTAAGGAGAGATGAATTCTATCAAGTTCTTTTCGTAGGAGACGATTTCCGTCGGAAGGCTTACTAACGTCTGTAAGTTGACGTACGTAATCGGCTACTACGGATCCAAAAACATCGCGAATTTCATCTAAGGTTACTTCCGTATCTTCGACAACATCATGAAGCCATGCGGCACATATCATTTCGTTAGTATGGGAAACGCTCCTAACTAACTCGACTACTGCTGCAGGATGGTCAATATAGGGTTCGTTTGTATACTTACGTAATTGGTTCGCGTGAGCTTCTCTTGCGAATTTTTCTGCAACTTTGTCCATCACTTACCTCCACACGCCATCAAGACAATCGTCAAAACCAGATTCCGACATATTTCTGTTGTTGATATGATTCTCGCAATATATTCTTGGCATTATTGTTGGCTCATACAAAAATTCATGTTGCCTCATCTCGCCGCAAGTAGGACATTTGCAATCAACCATAAAGACTTCCGACTTTTCCTTTGTCTTGTAAAGAGGTTTATTATTTTTTCTTATTTCTCGACATTCAATACAACAATGGACCTTCTTCCACCTCGTTAATATCTTCCTGCAATCCGGGTTTTCACAATACCTTGGTGGCCCATTGGCGATATCAGATGCCTTTTTAACGCCTTCCAATCTACACTTATTACTACAAAATCGTTTCTGCCCATATTTAAGAGGATCGCCACAATTTTCACAATGCCTTGCTTCTGCTTCAATTGTCATGTCCAAGAGCCTTTAACTAAGTCAATGTATTTCTCTCTCACGATATCCTTCATTGCTATATTCAAAACTATTATACTACTGAATATCGAATCCCATCAAAATTTTCACGTTCCCCTAACATTTACCATTCCTGATTCAACCTTCCTGACTGGGAATTTCCTGTGAATATAATACCCAATGGAGTCGGATAAATGCGTCAACTCTGGAGTTTTCTTCTTGTCGATTTCTCCGGAGCCGCCCTCAATTAGTTGAACACCCTCAAAATCTTTCGTAGCATGCGGAGCCTTGTTTGGGTCAACCATTAACCGGATTTTGCCAGACATAGTCATCAAACGTGAGTTCACTGAATTGACCCGGTCACGTTCCGACGGGTTGGCCAAGGGAACTTCATAATGAACCCTGGCTGCGCCGAAATGAGCATTTAATACCTGCTTAACCAAATCCCAGTCCGATCCAGAAATGGCAGATGACTTTTTTGCTCCGCCTGTTGCATCGCCATAGATATATATTTCACCCCGATGATCACCAAAATCCGTTATCAACCGATTGCAAACCATTGGTGTGTTACTATTGCGAGGAATGTAAACCTCCCCGACAACCCCGCTTATGGCTTCTCCAATCAAAGGCACTTTGGTCGCCAAATCAAAAACCTGCTTTTCCTGGATAGCCGCTGCCACTCCGGGCGCTACGTTAAAGTCAAAACAAAAAATCAATGGTTGATCTGGATCATATTCAATCCGGGCACAATGAGTTCTATCCAAAAACGGATAATATGCCCGCCCTTGAAAGTTGACAAATGATGCTTCGTACTCTTGCATATATGTCAATTCGTCCAGGTCCGCTTTGGCTGCCGCTATTTCTTTTTTGTCAAGAATGTCGGCACTGATCCACCAATAATATCCCCACTCCCCGGTATCATTTGCCTGGGCCAATTTGGCGATATCATAATAGTGATTTCTACCTTCCGGCACACCTATCAAATCGCACCATCCATTTCTATCGGACAATGCTGGACGAACGTGCTCCCCCCATGTTTGTCGTTTCATATTGCCAAATTCGTCAAGGATTCCACCGTCCCATGGCGTTCCTTCTATCCGCTCTGGCTTGTCCATCCCCAAAACTTGAACGATAGACCCATTAATTCCACATACTATCAATTCCGACTCGTTGGGGGGTTTTGATTGAAACCAGCGTGGCGTCAAACGCTTTATGTCATCCCAATAAATTCGTTTGGCTTGATCTCTGGTTGGAGCCGCTGCGAAGAATCTTGCATCGTCAAATGCGGTGCCCTTTATTGCATTCAAAACCAACTTGCGCTTTGCCAGTTCTGTTTTTCCAGACCGCCTGCCTGCAGGGTTAACATTAAACCTGGCTGGTTGCGTTTCCAACCGATGCTGCTCGGCATGATAGCGCATCAGTGTCCACCTGGACGTCAAGTATTCAAACCCTTGCTTTGGCAATGGATTTTGGTGGGTGTTTTGTGCAGATAACTTTGGCTTAACATAACCAGGTATATTCGGATCTTTTGTTTTACGCCATCTCTCCAATGATGACCGACGCATCTTCTCTCTAGTGGCTTCTGATATCATTTGGATGGCTTGCCTCTGGTGGTTTCAATCTCTCTCTGTGCCGCCTTAATCTTCCTGGCCATTTCCATTGGATCAACCTCCTTATTTCCCTCCCAGAACATGCCTATATGGCGTCCTACATCGATCAAAGCGCTCTTCTTATCATACGTCTTAAATTTTATGCCAACTCCATATATTCCAGGAGTTACTTGTATTTCTCCAATGACAGCAACTTGTTCTCTGGTCAATTGATCAAATGGTTTCAATATAAAACTATTCCCATCCCATTCTGATATGTCCTTTAGATTTTGAAAAGCGATTAATGCCAGTTCATTTAGAACTTTCTCTTGTGTTATTTCAGTTTTCTTTTCTCTCTCTTGCATTCTCTCCGCTATCATTTGTTGTACATCATGGCGTTGGAATGCTCTCATTGCTTCTGCATTATCCCTTTGGGAATTGTTTAATGTATAGCCACAACGCCTCCATGCCTTTTGGACCGACAAATCTATCATATATTCATCGACAAATCTTTTGATTTTGAAGTATTTTTTTTGATTTACTGGATTGTCAAAGTCCTTGCGATTCGGGAGTTTAGCAGATGATTGTTTTCTTGTTATCTTCATAAGATCTTTTCTAACCTATTTTTTGACCTTATTAAAGATATTTTAGGATTATTTCAATTTGTTTTTATTGTCTTTTGCTTTGTCTTCGTATTTACTATTAATTTTATTGAAGAATTGTAATTGGCTTTATATTCCCAACTCTTTTGCTTTCTGTAAAAAGAATTGCTCGACATATACAGAAGACATTGGAATTATTTTATTTTTTAGTGGTTCTGGCAAATATATTGGCCATTCAATATTCTTTATGATAATATCTCTTTTCTCGGTAGCAAGCATAACTCGATCCGCTGCATGAATATACGTTTGATTCATTCTTCCCAGGCCAAATCTCTCCCCTATGGCCTCCAATATCACATTCTCCATAGTTGTGAATTTTGGCAACATTGCTTTTATTGGACTTGGAATGTCTCCCAAGTACGCTTCTGCTGCGTCATGCATTAAACGCCATCTTGAATCGCCAGGCAATTCCTTGGCATCTGACATCCTCAATGAATGCTCCGCAACACTATAGAACTGGCCGCAATGGCCATTATAACGACAAAGCAAGGATAAGGCGTGAGCAATATCAACAATGTCAATATCCTCCGGCCTTGGGTCCATTGGGTAAAACTTCCTGCCTGTAAATGTTTGTATCCAGTTACCTCTATTCATTTTCTTCCTTTCAAAATGGTATGTCGTCATCATTCCGTTCCACTGGCGGCATTGCTTCCCCAATTATCTTGTAATACAATTCCATCGCGCATTTGGCGTCATAATCAGCATTGTGCAAATTATTCTCTGAATAATTGATTCCATAATAATCGAGGACCGAGCCTTGCTTGAAATTCTTCAACGAATGACGTTTCCCGATTATATCCTGCATGGCCAAAACCATTACATCAATGGGGGGGTGCCAGAACCAGCTGCCGTAATAGTCGTCTCCGCATTTAGCAAACCATTGACGTAACACCTCTGAATCAAACTCCGCCCCGAAATTGATAAAATACAATTTGTCCGTCTTGTCATATTTGTCAACATATTTGCCTAGCAGTTTTTGAAACTCGGCCAGTACATCAATTGGATCTGGTTTACATGCAATATCCTGAAGTGTCAAGCCATGCATTTCCAGGGCCTTATCGTCAATTTGGTCCTCGCTGAATACGTCGCATTCAAAATGGAACTCTTCAACTTTCTTTTTGCCCCATTGAATAACTCCACCGATTTGCCAAACTCCGCATTTGAATCTATTCGCACTTGTCGTTTCTGTATCCAAAAAAATCCTTTTTATCATATTGATACCCTTTCTTGCGCCGTTGCAATTCCAGAACAATGACTGCATAAATGATTTTTAACATGAGGAATAACGCCACCATCCTCAAAATATATTTCTGATTCAAATGATTTGTCGCAGCGCAAACATAATACTGTCATAGTATCGGGCGCTTCTTTTTCATTTTTATTGGCTCTTTGATACTTATCATCTCCTGCTTTCCGACGACAAACAATGCAAAGCTGGGAATGTTTCAATTTAAAAAGCGTTATCGATTGCTTTTTGCCACATCCTGGGCATTCCCGTTTCCGGCCATAGTTATTAATATGCAAAACCGTTCTGCGAATTGCATTGATAATTTTATTAGAAAATCCCAATTTGGTTGCAATCTCCCAATCCATAAGCCCATCTGCCACCAGGACAGAAATATCATCGTATAATTCTTGTCTTTCTGGATCCTGTTTGCCTTGAATCTCCAATGGTGTCATGTTCAACATCCCCTTTAATACACTTGATGTGGGACTTAATTCCATCATGAGTTACTTGAAAAACCCGATCTCCGATATCAATCAATTCGTCGTCATGGGTAACTATTATCAATTGCAAATTCAAACTATGAGATATTTCTCTGAGCACCTGGCCACCGAGAGATATCAATTTTCCCATATTTTTCATTGGTTCATCAAGGATTATGACATTACGACTGCGGGGATTTTGAAGCGACCACAAAACGATTCTAAATGCAAACGATATGATATCTAAAACCCCGCCGCCCAAGTCATATTCAGGATCATCATAAATCCGATCGCCTTCGATGATGGTTGGCTTGCATTCCATTTTGTTACGCTTCCGCTCAAATTCCAGCTTGAATTCAAATGGACGGTCAAACACCGTTTGGATTGCCATCGTCAACAGACGTTCAACCTTATCCTGAAACCGACGCTGGGTCTGCTGAGAGACTTCGGTCAATACCCACCTAGCTTTAACTTGAGCTTCATTCCTAATTTTAATGACCCCCAATTCAGCCACTTTGTTGACAAGGTTGGTCTCAAGCAGTTCCTTCTTGACCTTTACCTGGGCAAATTCTTTTACGATTAGGCTGATGTCCATTTTACCCCCGATACTGAGCCAGCTTTTCCTCAGCAATCTTCAAAAGATCGTCACGTTGCTCCCTTTTGATTTCAAGTTCTGCATTCATCTTCTCCAGCAACTCGTATGCTTCATCTGGAGTATTGACTCCAAAATCCTTTTTGACCCGATCAAAGATAGTCTGAATGGAACCTTCATTCTGGGCCATTTCCCGTTTGATTTTCTCCAATTTATCCTTCAAATCCGTTAAAATCCTACCGTCGTCTGCCATTTCCAGCCTCCTCATCCCTCAATTGTTTCTGCAAGAATATCCACAACAGATTGTTCAATTCGATTCTCCTTAACAAAATCCCAAAGATTCTCAATAAATGAAACCCCAGATATTTGTTCCTCTCCTGACAATTCGCTAACAAACCCCCCAAGCATTTCCTTATTTTCCTTTTGCCTTACCAAATGGGACCTACTCAAAACAGAATCTGCCGGAGAATGAGGGATTTCAATCCATTCAATTGACATATCGTCAGTTTCCAATACAGCAAAACCAGGCTTATGTTCAAAATTATACTCGGTTGCTTCCTGGCGCGTCATTGGCCCAGTATTCAATATTTGACAACCATTCTTCTCTGCATAAAACATGCGATGGATGTCTCCACATAAAATCAGGTCGTACCCAGGGTTTTCCTTCATAAAATTAACGGGAGTCGAGAAGATTTGACCTGGGTACAAAGCCTCCATCGAAATTGAGGCGTGTATAATTCCCAGCGTGACCCCTTTGCGTTGAATGCTGCCCAGTTTATGGCCGAAATTCGCCCCAAATATTTGTATGTCTGTACCTGGTATTTGAACCGGCCTTTCGTTGTCCAACAAAGTTACCAATCCTGCCTTTGCCAAAATGCCCAAATTGGTCCGATCTCTTGTCTCTTCAGAATACATATACGTGTCGTGCTGCCCCATGACGCAATATGTTTTTACTCCATGGTGCATCAAGAATTCGACGACACGCGGCAACAAACCCCAGGAACGGGGCTTGTCAAATAAATCTCCGGATTGAAGAATTGGAGCCCCAAGTTCTTTTGCTTTATCAAAAATAAATCCCAGTTTATCAAACTGAACTTCGACCAAATCGTCCATTCTGGCGACTGGATTTTCCCATAACAAATGAACATCTGAAAGCAGCACGAATTTCATAAGGATTTCTCCAGAGTCTTGATTTGTTTCTCTGTCATTGGCGTTTGACAAGTCGGACAAAGCTTCACTTTCCTTAATGTCGCCAAATATCCAGTCTTTGTGTTTTCATACAATTCCGCCAAATTCTTTTGATTGTCCGCCGATAATTTCATACTGCCCATTTGACCCTTCAAACTCAAATAATCCGTTTCATCTATCGGCTTTATCTTACTATGTATTTCATAAAATTCGCCAAAAATCCTTTCCAAATATTCTTGCCTTGAAATCAAACTAATCCAGCTATGGTAAAGGCCAGTTAAAATGTTAAATGATTTATCATCTACAATAATATCCTCAATCCTCCGCAAGATGTCTGAAAGTGCTTTTATTTGAGACTTCTGCTTGCCGGCCTCAAAAGACAGCCGGGAATAATCATCCATCAAGCCTTGCAAATTATCATGAAGATCGATATCCTTTTGAAATCCAGATGCCCGGATAAGGTATTTTTCAGACTTGGCGAATTCTTTCAGCCGTTCCAACGACCGGCATTTGTCCTCATAATCAATCAAATCTTGATCCAGCTTGGCAATCCTGACGACCAACAGGCCAATTTGATTATGGGTCGCTATGGCACTATTAATGATATCTCCTGTTTGATCAACATCAGCATACCGTTCCAGATCGTTCCTAGCCAATTCAACTTCTTTTTCCAAGGCGACAATCGCCCGATTTGAATCATTGATTTTTGACGTCAAAGTAGAAACCCATTCATCTACTTTTTCCAAATTGGTTATTCGATTGATAGTCCTTGCGATCACTCCTCCGGAAGCGTTGACAAGAAACGGCGGGTCAAATTGCCGCTGGGCATTAAGTTCTGATAAATTTAGCAATTCTGATATCTGGTCGGGAACAGATTCTCCAACGCCAGTAAATTCAAATTTCTTCCCGTCCTTAACCATATGATAACGGGTCGCCTTGACTTCCCTGCTCCCATCCTTTTTTAAAGCAATTGATTTGACAATTTTAACGCTTCCATCCGTCAAATCAAGGGATATCTCCGTCTCTCCTTTTTTCCCTGCAAAGTTGGAGAAATACCTGGCCCCGGATGGCCGGTTGTCGGTCAAAAGGCGCAATGATCTGAGGACCGCCGTTTTCCCAACAGTGCTCAATCCTAAAATAACATTTACAAATGGGCAAAAATCAATTTGAGAATCTTCATGACTTTGGAAATTTTTAGCTCGCCACCTTTGATACATCGGTCACCCCCTTACTTTAAGCGCTGCCCGCACATCTGGGATCCATTGAAAAAACAGTCGCAGGGATAATATGCAAACCCTCTTCCCGACCTGAATGACTTCAAATTCTGGAAAGCCAAAACAATCTACCAGTTTGTTAAAATAGCCCCTAGAAAAGGCGATGCATGGCGTTCTTAAATTCCTGCGAAAAACCAAAACTGGGGTCCTATGCGATAATTCTGCATCCCGCTTGGCCTGATTCCAAAATTCATCAAACTTAGGTGTTGCCTGTGCAGAATCTAACAGGTCAAGTAAATCCCATCTATTTAATATCTTAACCTGCTTTCCATTTTTGTCTGTCAATTTCTTTGATGACTTTACAGCATACCCCGTTTTCAATTCGATGCTCCAGTTGTCTTCGAGCATTTTCCCTGCTTCATCGGTTGCAAAAATATCGCCAAATTGGCTGGCGGCATCCTTGCCCCTCTTATTTCTGACAGTTGCCCGTGCCCCAGACCCACATGTGTGCCAGAAGATATCATCCTTGCCACCCCACCACACGGATAGTTCTTTGCTAAAAGATCGTTCAAAATCGCCTCCTTTAGCCACGAGCACCTCCAAAAAAAGAATCCAACCAGCCCTTTGACCCTTCTTCTGATATCAACGACCGAAACCCATATTGCCCAAATGTCACTCGGAATTTATCTGCTGAAATTTGATCTTCTTGCAATCCGCCTATTTTGATTGCTTTCCTCCCCACAAATGGTAACCCAACCAACCGATGATTAAATGCAATCAAATCCTCTGCGCCCTCTATCGCAGCAACCTTCTTCCCGCTCTTCAATATTCCAGCCAGATATTTCGCCGCAGTTAATTCTCCGACCCCAACAACGCCAATAACATTGTCTGTGGCGCAACCAGCAATGGCCTTGACCTTGATCCAATCCTTTGGTTTCAATCCAAACCAATCCTCTGTGAACCTGGTTTCATCGTTCAACACCTTAAAGTTATACATCGCAACCGGGCAAAATTTGTTGTTGACCAACAGCTGGAATAAATCGTGATCTCCAGAAACTATTACTGTGGCATCTGGGAAGCGCATGACTATCCAAGCAATCAGATCATCGGCCTCGTAGCCGGTTTGATGAAAGATATTTTTGAACCCCATGTACGGCAAAACCTTATCCCTTAATTCGTCAAACTGGGAGTAGGCAATCTCAAAATCCTCAATTTCTCCCTCTGACAATCCCTTTCTGCGGTTGGCCTTGTAATCTTCAGAAATCAACTTGCGATATGATTGCTTTGAATCCCAACAGAAAATAAAATCTTTTGTGCGGAACTGTTCTGACAATTTCAATATTTGTCTCAGAAACCCAAAGATTGTCCCGACCTTTTTCTCCTCATAGGACAACCCTCCAACAGCATACATTGCCCGATAACATAAGTAATTTGAGTCAATAACCAACCTCATTAAAACTTCTCCTTGCGATCTGGCTTCAAGGCATCCTCGATAGAATTCCATTTCTCGACAACCATTTCGGACAATTTGCTTTCCAACCCGTTCTGCTCAATATGAACAATCAAATTTGGTCTGGAATATTCAATTCCATCAAATGACAAAATTCTCACCTTTGGGCCATATAACCAGGCCAAAGACGTCGATAAATCATCAAGACCATAATCAAACAATATGGTCAACTCTGCCTCCCGGAATGGCTTGGCAACCTTATTTCGTTTGAATCTTGCCAAAACGCGGATGCCATAAACCCGGTCCTCTCCCATGACCGTCCGTTTCAATTTCTCCATTTCGGACAGCCAACAGACCTGATGGGTGTAAAAATCCAAGGACTTTCCTCCTGCTCGCATATACTTCTCGCCAAATGTTACCCCAATCTTCTGGCGGATTTGAGAAATGACGACAACGGTTACGTCCTTCCCGTCCATCATTCCGCACAAATGTCCGAAAAAGGATGACAAGTATTTTGCCTTCTCGGTTCCATAAGACCCATCCTCTTCTTTATTGCTCTTAACCGCATCCTCAAAACGCTTTTTGGCGGCCTTTGACGTCAAGGCGTCCAGAGAATCAACGACATATAACAAGAATTGCCCTGACTTTCCTTCCTTGATTGTCCGACCAATATCGTTGCCCATATCTTCAACGGTATCAATGTCATTTACCCATTCAACGCCATCTTCAAACTGTTTACCATACATCTGGGCAATCGGGAAGTCCATCACCTTCTCGGCATTGATATACCTTATTCTTACAGATTTGACAGGAGGGTAAATATTACTGATGGTCTGCTTAACCTTGTAAAAACATCTTGCGGCCAGTTCTAAGGCCAGCAATGTTTTGCCACTTGACCCGTCTCCAACAAGGTTGATTATCCTTCCCCTTGCCCAGCCACCATTCTGGCCCTTATTTGACCCAGCCAAATTTAAACAAACTGAACCTGAATGCAAAAATTCCACAGGGGAGCCATCCCCACAAATTGTCCGTTCTCCTTCAACAACAACGCCTTCCCTTGCAATTTTCATCATCGATCCTCAAAAAAAGAGGGGAGTCGCTTCAGGACTGGCACTCACCGGACGGGCCATCAACAGTTGGCACACTCCCCTCATCATTACTACCCGGCCCTTTCGAGACGATCGTTTTCCTTTGCGCACTCTGTCCAAACTGCGCATTTGTCGCACTCCGGCAGATCGTCAATGTCTTTTCCGAAAACTCCAGAAGCAGGACACGACTTATCGCCCCCTTTGCCGGACGACTCTGGCTTCGCCTTTTCCTTTTCCTTTTCCTTTTCCTTGACTGGCTCAACCTTATTGGGAGGAGCAGACTTTTTGCCGGCTGTGGCTTTGGCTTTAGCTGCTGCCAACTTTGCCTCCAACTCCTTCATTTCTTTTTCTTCAGGAGTCTCTTCGAGAATTTCCGGGTCTGGAACATCTTTAACCGGATCTTCATATTTGGGAGAACGGGATTGATGGTTATCGGTAGCAATTTCTTTGATCTTCTCCATGCCAGCAGGAGCTCCAGACAAGGGCACTCCCCAAAATGCTTCATGAGCAGAAGCTACTGTGGGCCAATCGACAATTTCGTCCAAAGACTTGCAGGCATCTGCAATAGCATCCGGAACAGGTGAGCGACGATCTTCAAACTTGATCCCAATGAATTTCGTTTTTTCATCGGTCCCATTGCGATCAAATGACACAGACCGACCGTCTTCAATGTCCATGTACGGAATATAATTTTCAATGCCTTGAGACTCGCCAGGGAGAACAGACATCTTGGAAATCACATCTAAATACTGCTGGAACAAATAAGCCGAAGTTTCCCAAATCTGAACACCGGCACCAGGATCTCGTCTATCGTAAATATTATAAATGGTTCTGGGCCACGCAGAGTAACGCAACTGTTTTAGCTCTTCCTTATTGGCGCCCTTGGCAGCCTGATTGCGATACTCCCGGCAAACCGGACAAAATGCCCCCGCCCCAAACAACTCTTCCCGTCGTTTTTTATCCTTGAATGTCTGCTCGATGCAGATGATGTTGCTCCCGTCCTGTGCCGCCTTGGAATGAACAAAGACCCGCAAGACGTATGCAAACGAATTGGCCTCTATTGGATCAAAACTTCCGGCGTCGTATGATAAGACGTCAATCAAATTTTGTCCTTCCTTGCATTTGAAATATTTGATCCCCTGAACATCCCCCCGGAACAGACTCCCAACCCTCTTGTAGTGCTGAGTCTCCTTATCCATCCGTTTCTGCATCTCCTCTTTGGCAGAGCGCCTACTTTCCCTCATTTTGATCCTCCTTGTGTTTTATTATGCTTTTAGTGAACCACAACTTTGCTTGAAAATAGCTCCTGGCCGCACCATACGTTGCCAGACGCCAAATTATATATGCCGCTAGAAGGGCAAAGGGAGCAAACACTAAATATTCCATGTCAACCCCTGCTTATCCGCCATCTGTTGGCCTTATCGATTTCCTCCGACTCCTGATTCTTGCGTTCGATGGCATCGTCCCGTCTGGTCGGAGAAGAATGGCCATCTGGCATAGATCTCTCCCGGTCACGGGCATCTGAAAGCCTGTCCAAAGATTTTTTCTTCTGCTCAAATGCCCATTTGACGCCATCAAGAATATTAACATCCTCTTCCAAGGCAATCAGTCGTTCAGAAACTTCCCTGTAGTCGGGATGGGCATGAACCTCAACCTCACACCGCGTATCGGATGGAAGCTTGCCATTCTCGGTCAAGGCAATCTTGGCCTCTTTGAAAAGTCTTGCCTTTGTGGTCTTCTTTTCAAGCCAAACCAAATCCTTTTCTTTCAGTTTGTTTGCCCATTTTTCTACCCAGTGGGCAAACAGACCGGCCTGTTTTATCCACTCTCCATCTAGGTCATTCTCCTTGATTTCCAAATCTGGTTTGTAATTAAATTTATCCATATCCCCTCCCCTTTCTTAACCTAATTATACTCCGCTTTACTTTATTTCCGTTGTAAATTATGAGGCAACAGTATAGAAACAATCCTTTGATAATGCCGCCTTGCCTGAATACATATAAGACTGCTCAAAATTCTTTATGATCGCTGCCGGCAATTCGCCATCCTTCTGAGATTTCTTGTTCAAAAGAACTGAGTTCATATACCCCAAAATGGCACGCCGAATACTCTCCGGTTCATCTTTAAGTTCTTTGAGGATAATAGCAATTTCACCCCAGGGCTTCTGTGCCAATAATGCCCGGCACAACTCAATCACTTCGTGGTGAACGTTTGCATGAATTAAGGTTCTTGCTTCGTTTTCATCCTCGACATTTCTAACCAGATCCAAGGCAACCAGAATCTCTCTAGGAATACAGAAATCGTGTTCCTCTTGGAAGCTGTCAATAATGGCCTGGCGAATTGCCGGCGATATCCGAAACCCTTCCTTCTTGCAAATATATTTGATAAAATCCCCTGCCTGGGCATCCGTAAATGGTTTTACCTCATAGCATTTGGACCGGCTTTTTATTGTTGTTGGGACCTTATTCAAGGCTGTTGTGGCAAATACAAAATAACAGTGGTCTGGCGGAGCCTCCAGTGTCTTTAGCAACGAATCACTTGCCTGGCCGGAAAGCCGATGGCATTCATCTATAATATAAATTTTATATTTGCCTCCCAGAGGAGAGAATTGCGCCGCTTCTTTAATCGCCCTGGCGTTATCAACCCCGGTCGCATCTGCGGCATCGATCTCACTAACATCAATATCGGAAATTCCCAACTGGGCAGCGATTAACCTGGCCAGCGTTGTTTTTCCACAACCTCTTGGCCCATAAAACAAGAATGTTCTGGTTCTATCCAAAACGTCCAATACCGATTTTTTCAAAGCCTCATTCCCAAACAACTCATCGAATGTTTTTGGCCGATATTTGAGATGAAGTTCCACCCGATCTGCTTTCATTTAAAGCCTCCCATAGATTGTATTTTATTTGCAAAATTCCTTATCCCCTCTTCAAACATCCTTTTGTTTTCTGCTGGATTTCTCAGAACCGATGACGGATGAACACACCACAAAACATAAATGCCCTTGCTCTCAACCCACTCCAAGGTTCCACTAAGTTTTGTTATTCCTCCATCTTCCCCTTTAAAATATTTTAGCGCGGTATTTCCTAATCCTAAGCACAATCTGGCGCCTGTCATTTTTATCTCTTTGTCCAACCATGTAGAACAGGACTCAATATGATCTGCCTTTGGCGTCTTAACTGGCCCCGGAAAACATTTGCAAACATTTGTGACATGAAACCACCGTCTCGTCAACGAGTATTTAAACAGTTCTGCCCACAACAGTTTGCCAGCCTTTCCATAAAATCCCTTCCCCTCAGCATCTTCGTCGAAGCCTGGGGCTTCCCCGACAATCATAACGTTATATATCCCAAAAGATGGCAGAACCGGCTGGCGAGCATGATCTCTCAAGGCACATCCCTTGCAACACAATAGCTCCGGATCTCGCCAGTGCTTTTTGATTGCATAGCAATCTGGCAATCTTGACTCAATTGGATTCAATATTCCAGATATGTCAAACCCAAAATATTTGGCCAAATCTCCTTTTGGATTATTCCCATCTGCGCCAATCTCTTCAATCAATTTCCCCATCTTCCCAGATGGCTGCCTTTCTGCCAGACAAAAAAAACCATCCCCGGTTGGTGGTTTATAACGAGCAATATCATCTGCCAACTTTGGCCCAACTCCTTTCACTTCAATAAACGGGACATAGATATTGCCATCCTTGACTACCCATTTATGTGCGTCAGATATTCCAAGCCTTGGCAAAACAACCTTCAGCCCAATACGTCGGGCCTCCTTAACCAACTCTTCTTTTTTCCCGTCAGATCCATATGTCAAATTTGCACAAATAAATTCGGCTGGGAAATACAACTTCAAAAATGCGCACCAGTATGAAATCATGGCGTACTCGACGGAGTGAGACTTGTTGAAACTGTATCTTGCATGGTTCTGAAGCGCCTCCCAAAACTCTTTTGCCTCCGCCACGGACAACGTGCCTTCCTTTTGACAACCCTCAACGAACATTTGTTCGTATTGGGCAAACTGTTTGGCATCCCGCTTTTTTGCAACAATCTTCCTTATTTTATCCGCCACCGTGTACGGTAGCCCCGCAACGAGATTTATTACCTGCATAACCTGCTCTTGGTACACAATAATGCCAAACGTATCTTTCGTTATCCTCTCATAAATACGATGCTTCTTGACCCATTTGGACCCATGTTTCCGTTTGGTAAAATCTGCTGTCATTCCGCTATCTGCGGGACCAGGTCTAACAAGAGCAACAACAGCCGACATCATGCCAAAATCTTCAACCCCAATTTCCTTGACCAACTTGGTTGTAGCCCAAGTATTGAATTGAAAAACGCCTACTGTTTCCCCTCTCGATAACATTTCAAAAACCTGATTGTTATCAAGCGCTATCTTATCAAAAACAATGTCGTGACCATGGTTCTGTTTGATTAATCGTTTTGCTTCTCCCAACACAGATAACGTACTGAGCCCAAGGGCGTCAAGTTTCATCAATCCGACATACTCTGCATCGTCCTTGTGCCAATTTACAACTTCCTGCTCTGACCGTACCGCCAAATTGCCCCTGGTGCCTTGAGTCAAATCCTCTGCGGAAACGATAAGTGCCGCTGCGTGCTGAGAAGTGCCCCGAATCTGCCCTTCCAACCGGATGGCATAATCAACAGCTTTGGGATATTTTTCTGTGAATCTCAGCCCCTCTGGGGTGTCCTTTGCTGCCTGTTCCACTGAGTTATTATCATTTTCCTCGTCGAATATCGCCTTGGCAAATTCATCGACATCCTTGTATGGGATATCAAAAACCCTGGAAACATCACGAATAACCGCCCTGCCTTTCATTTTCATGAAAGTGGAAACCGACGCGATATGATTTTTTCCATACAATTCTTCAAGATGTTGACGAACCAATGGCCGTTTTGCATCTTCAAAGTCCATGTCTATGTCCGGATAATCTATGCGATTCTCATCAATAAACCTTGAAAACAAAAGATCATACTTGATGGGGTCAACCGCAGTAATGCCAATCAAATAGGCTATCAAACTGCCGCCAACGCTGCCTCTTCCTGGCCCAACAAGGATGTCATTTGATTTGCACCACAAGACAAGCTCATGCACCAAAAGGAAATATCTGACAAACTTCTTCATTTCAATCAGTGCAAACTCCTCGCAGAACCTGTCCCAATAGGACTGATCCCAATTACCTTCCCCAAACAAATTCCGATATCCTTCAAGACACAGTGTCTTCAAAAACAGACTTTCATCTACCTCTTGGACACCATATATTTCTGGTAGCCAGATATCCTTCTTTTTTATCTCAAATCCGGAGCACTTTTCGGCAACCAACATTGTATTGCGGCAAGCTGTCAGATATTGAGACTTCGACAAAATGCCTTGTTCGACAAAGGCCTCCTTCATTTCTCGTTCTGATCTCAAAAAAACCGTATCGATACCAAACTTGAAACGATTCTCGTCGTTCCATTTGGCCTTTGTTTGAATAGCAAGAACTACTTGGTGAAGATCGCTATCGTGACCATTAACATAATGGCAATCGTTTGTTGCAACAAGTCGGATTCCAACATTTTGAGAAATATCTACGCACATCCGATTAATCTGGGATTGACTATCCAAAACATGAGGCATCACCTCAAGATAAAAATCCTCTCCCATCTTGGAAGCCAATGCCATCAAAAAATCCATTCCTACTGGCGAACGCAATGGAGACTGAGTACAACCAGACAGAAAGACCAGTCCTTCATGATGACTCAAAATGGTTTCAAAATCATTCCTTGGCTTGCGATAAAATCCTTGCAAATTGGCCATCGTCAACATCTTGCATAGATTTTGAAACCCGGTTTCATTTTTCACTAGTGCCGTCATATGAAATCGGACAGAAGATTTCCGATCCTTCATATCCGGAACAACATATAATTCACAGCCAAATATCGGCACGATGCCAGCCTTTTTCGCTTCGGTCTGAAATGTTATCAGTCCATCGATGTTGGCGTGATTTGTAAGCGCCAAGTGGGTCTGGCCCAACTCCTTGGCACGTTTCAAATAATCCTTGGCTTTGCCCAACCCATCTAAAATACTGTATTCATTATGCGTGTGGAGGTGACAAAACATACATCAATCCTTTGTCGCAATAATCAAAGCGAGTATGCATTCAAACGTGGCGCTTTTCATCAATATGTATTTGTTGTCCTTCAAGTAAAACTGATTCCCCAGTGCCAACAATGCGGCAAAATGTGCCGGTTGAACCTTTAATGTTACATCTTCTGGAAATGACCATTTGGCGTCCTTGACGATCTTGTCTTTGAGTTCTCCGTATTGTTTGGCGCCAGAAACAATCATATTTCCCTTGGCGTCAAGAGAAAGTTCAACATATTCAGAGCCTTCTTGTGTGGCAAAAGACATGACGCTTGCCCGTTCGATGGATTCCAATAATCCTGACGGGAAAACATATTGTTTCTCGTCTGTCTCGTCGAAATTCAGAAAATTCTTAATGGCGTCCCTGGGAAAATCGGCATTCAATTTACGAACACTAAACTGAAGCCCCGATTTTGCCTTGAAATGAACCCAAGATTCGCCAACTGAAAATTCCTCAAGGTCTACAAATTTGATCAGCTCTTTCACAGATCCAATGGGCAAAACCAAATCTCCTTTGAGGGATCTGAATTCAAGCGGATAAAACCCCGCCTTCATCCGGTCGCTGGCCGCCAAGCCATCCCTCGCAATAGATACCCCGCAAAGTGGCGTCATAGCCGTATTGGTGGTTGCGAACCCGCTGACAATGGAAAGCGCGGACACGAAGTCTTTTGGCAATTTGTGCCATTTGACATCACCTAGCGCCAGATTGTCGACGAGCGACAAAATGGAAGAACTGTCTGACGACACCATCTTCAAAACGGTTTTGCCTCCAGACATTTGAACCTTTCCATCATCCAACAAAATCATCTTAATTTCATCAGAATTGATTCGGGACAATACCCGGAAAAACTCCTGCGCTTTCACCAAACATTTGATGCCTGACTTGAAAGGATAAGAAACAGAAATCTCGTCATTAAAGGTTTTTATCCATTCGTCGTCGAACATAAATGAATTCGCCCCTTCCAACAACGTGTTCTTGTCTTCAACGCCAGACATAACCTTCTTTAAAACTCCCATCAACTCAGCTCTATTCATTTGCTCCTCCTTGTTTATATTATACTACCTCTCCGAGAAATTTGTGCGAATAATCCAAATCCCAAGACCTGTATTCATAAACCACATCTTCGTTCTGGTCAACGCCAACAGGATGCATAACCCCGGCAAAATAAATGAACGGACTCCGTGGGTGATACGGATTGTTCCATTTGTTGCGCATGGCATCTCCGAACGTAAAATACTTTCTGACCCGCTTTGCGTGCCAGCCACCGCAATTATACATCTCAACTGCCCGTACATTATGAGCCCACTCAGGAGCCCAATCCGCGTATGTAACTCTTCGTCGTATTCCCTTATCAAAATCCTTCTTCATTTCATGAACAACATTTGTCAACTGCCGACGACTCCAGTTGCCGAATATCGGGTCGTTGGGCAATATGCCGCAACAACAGCCTGTGTCATTAAACTCCTTGAAGTGAGGATCGCTACAAGCGAAAACCATCCCCAGTTTATGGGCGTAGTCGCGTACCTTTGCCGTCATATCAAACTTGTAGTCCCGGCTACCACGCCTGCAAGCTTCAACCGACCGGCTCATGGCATTCCATTTATCCCCAAACTTAACGTCGCCCATCGCCTTGAACATATTATGATACATGATCTTCTGGCGAGTGGTTGGAGCACTCTCAAGGAAAATGAATTCAAAACTGACAGCCTTTGCCCCAGCATCTGCAGACTTGTCAAGCAAACGCTGCCAGCCGTTATTGTGGTCAGACAGCCCCGGCAAGAATGGCCTGAAGCGCACACTGACCGGATGGCCAGCCTGAGCATATGCCTTCATCGCTGCAAAACGTTCCGTTGCGTTTGGAGCCGCAACATCAACAGCCGTTAAAAGGTCATCATCGGCTGATATGATGCTGAACGCAAACCAGAAATGCTCTGGCGTCTTGTGAAAGGCGTCCCGGTATTCCTTCAACATCATTGTCTTTGCGCCTTTTGTACCAATACGCACCGGCTGCTTAAACCGCTGGAAAATAGGGATGGCCTTCAGCAGCCAGCCACTATGTTTTTCTATCTCGTCAAGCGGATCGCCAAGCGCACCAAGCTGGACAGGGCAACCCTGATTCAAAAGCGGATACATCGCTTTGGCAACGCCGCCCAATTCCCGGTTCAAGAATTTCTCCAGCCCGGAAATCTTCCATTCAGAATACAGCGTTCCTTTTTCAAAAAGCTTGCGGATTTTGTCCGGATTGCGGTCTGGCGCCCTCATCAAATTATTGGCAAAGCAGTATTGGCAACCATAAGAACAGCCGCTGTGTGAGTCTAAAGATATTGGCAGGGCGCAATCCATTGCATCACTGGTGAATCTTACCCCATTGTAATCTTGGGGCATAGGCACACTTAGGATCTCCTCACGCCGCTCATCAGAAACGTACGGGAGGCAAACGCCATCTTTGCATAAATCAGCCATCCTTGATGGACAGCCCTTACAAACAAGGTGAAGATTCTCTCTCATTTTCCCGCCTTCCTGACCAATTCGGCCAGCGCCACCGCATTCATATCCGGATGGGATTTGACGTGAATATTGTTCCGGGCCAACTTGGACAAGACGAGGTTGTAGTCGTCATCATTGTCAAAATAGAATATGAGAAATTTCCTCAGCCCATGATCCGTTTTACCGTTGATGCTCTCTGGGAAAAAGAACAGACCGTCCTTGCTTTTCAACTCCTTGTCCGTATCATCAATACGGGAGTAATCGCCCTTTGCCATACAACCTCCTATTTGTAAGAATAAATATCGTTAACCTTAATTGGGTTGAGCTTTGTCTTGAAACGATAAAGTTCTTGGTTATCCAAACATCCACCGTCGTTTACAAGCTTGTTGATCAATGGGTCAGTGTAAAACAGCAGCCGCATGTATTCACTCAGGTGCTGCCCCGGCTTGCAAAAGCAATACCTGAAATTGATGTACATATAATTTTCATCCCAGATATTGACACCATACACTTCGCCATTGTCGTCAGTTAGAATCTTGACGTTTTGCCCTGACTCCATGTATTTTATCATTGTCTCATCATCGACAATGACCCGTTCCTTTTCGCTTAACCATTCAACAAGAACCTCTGATAAATCGTCGTCTGGTTGAACCGGCCTGTATTGTAGCCGTAGGTCAGGATTGCGATTGACAAACTTGCGGGAGTTTTTTCTGAATGTTTGCCAGTCGCCGCCAGCAAGATCAAAAAACCGTTTCGGGTCATATATAAAATTGTAATCCAAAAATTGAAGAGCAAATTGAGTTCCCCCAAGCGTTCCCAACGTAGCCCAAACGCTGGCATTCCCCAAATACACCTCTCCGCCAGTAGTGTCTATCGGCGGCAACATAACTACATCTTCATCAAAGACATAGATTGCATCACCGTCCCAACAAACCTGCCAACCGGCCTTTTGAAAATATTCCTCTGAGCACCAGAAATTCGGTTCAATCCCAAACATTTTCAGCGCTTCAAGGTAATCATTTGTTGCCATCTAAATCCAATCCTTGCGTCTTTTCCGATTCTTTTTTTGCAAGATTTTTTACAACCTTGCCGCTTTTTATCCTATCAATCAGCTTCTTGGATATCTGCCCACTTTTACGACTTTTGCCCCCCATTTCACCCTCCCACAACTCCCAACGATCCGAGTTCATCAAAAAGACACCATGACAAAATGCCTTTCATACCGCTTGTTTTGGCTTCAACAATAAAATAATTCAGCCCCGGCGCAAATGCAAATGAAAGCTCCTTGTCTTCAATAAACAGAGCCTCCAAATCCGATAAGCGCAACCCCATTGGCTCAAACGGTTCAACATTATCTGTTTCAAAAAATAGCCCAGAACGATCTTTTTCTATTTCTATTATAGTCCCAGAAAAGATATCTCTCTGAATTATTTTAACACCATTGTCGTAATGAATTTCCACATGACTCAAATCATCTTGCAGAAAAGCAAGAATAGCCTTATTCAAGGAAAAATGAGAAGCGGCCTTTTTCCGACTGAGTTTGTAATACAATTTTGATATGGTTTCAAAATCCAGTTGCTTGTTCGTTCCACATTTCTTTTTCTTGATATAGCCGTCCGCAGCTGTCTCAAAGATCAATGCCCCATCTTTTGTGTAGAAGTTTGACGACTCATAGTCGTTGACATCAAAAACGATACGCTCCTTGAATTCAGCACTGGTCTTTTTCAAGACAAAGCTCAACAATATCGTCCTGTCAAAGTTGATGATGAACACTTCCCTTTCAGAACAAAGGATGGTGTTTTTCATCTTCCCCGACTGATCCAGTGCCGCAGCATATTTAAATATGTCTTCCCTATCTTTTTCCACTTAATCCCTCCTCAGTTTTCTTTTTCCAACCACCAAACCGCTCGTTGTAGCATTCTCTGCAAAGACCACGACCTTCTGTGTCATTTGGGTCATTGCTCACAGCATAAAATTCAGAAAGTTCCTTGTTCATCCCGCATGATCCTGGGCCTTGACAACGCTTTGTTGCTATACCATCTTCAAACAAAAGGAAATCCAATGGCGCTGGTTGAACCATCCTTCTTGGCGCAATCATATCACCCTCCTTAACATTTCCTCCCGGAAATCATGATCCTTGTCGAATGCCCAAACCAATCCATCCTGATCCTGACCAACGGGCAAAAGACCTGCCGCATGGTCAAGGGAAAAAGAAGTGTCTCCACAAATGTTCCACAACTGCTTCACTTCATTCTTAAATACAGATGAAAGGAAGCCGTTTTTCCCTTCAACGCGACTTGCGAAGTCCCCCCAACTTGTCTTCTGTTTGCCCCGGCCAACGATGAAACGAATGGCGCTTGTTGTATTTCCAAGGCAGAACCGATCCAGCCCAAATAGGTCGCTAACAGAACAGCAAACAGGATCATCATTGAATGGTACATTCCCTGCATCAAATGTGGAACACTGAAGACCAGCCTTCCGAAAATAATCCATATATTTACTCAATAGTAAAGATCCAAGCCACTGTGCCCGCGACATGATCTCATACATACGCTCAAAGTCGTGGCCCAAGCGCGCAAAATTATTTTTGATCCCTGTGCCCGCAGCCGAATAACTATATGTGTCAAACGTCATGTGCGTTATTCCAGCATCCAATATTTGCCGGATATAGTCATCAGTCATGCCCTTATCGTCATTCAGAAAAACCATGAATGGTTCTATCCGGGCAACAACCCGCACCCCGGCATCGCAGAGATTCTTGGCGCCCCGGATGCGTTCCTTAAACTTTGGTGCTCCCGGCTCAATGCCTTTCAGAAAAACCTCGTTTGATGAAATCATTGTGATGTGGACTGCCGACCCAGCTTTGTTTGACGCAAATGCCTTGACGTATTCATCGTCTCCCACCAGATCAGACTTGGTATTGACCATCATTGGATATTCATTCTCTGCCAAATAATCCAGCATGTCAAGGGCAATGCGGTGCTTTGTTTCTATCGGTCTGACGAAATCCTCAAAACGGATGCCAAGCCTCATTGGCATTTCCATAGAAATTGCTTTGGCGACATCATTTAAACCATCTTTCTTTGATCCCCGATTTTTGAAAAGGATGTCGAGTTCCTTGCGGAAAAAGGCTGGACTGCAAACCCTCATCCCCATGCCTTTTGTATTGTCAAAAAAAGAACTGTAAAGTGACGCTCTGGCATAATCAGCAAAACAATACGAGCAATGGTACGGGCAGAGCTTTGAATCATATATGTCCAAATTTAGAGACATTGGGCAAGCTTGAGAGCGCAAACTGACTTCGATGAACGATTGCATTTCTTCCAGATTCAAATTGCGCTCTTTTTTCGCCATTTCTCCCTTCTCAATATTGAACTGAAAATAATTTGATTTACGACCCTTTTCCTTGACCAAACTTTGTTTATCCTTTTGGGCAAGGAATACGCCCATCCTCGGCACCAACTTTGCTACTTGTTGTCTTAATTCCCAATAATCGGCCACTATCACGCTCCTATATTCCAAAACAGTATTGGTTCTTTAAACTCAATATTACTATACCCCGTTTTTCTAAAATCTCTGACAAATCTACAAGTAATTATTCCTGCGGCATTGGATAGTGCTCATCCAACTCATCAATATCTTCCTGCGACAAAATCAACTTTGCTGCCTCCATATTGATTCTTAGGTGGTCAAGATCATTTGTCCTTGGTATCGGGACAACGCCTGGCATCCGTAAAATCCAAGCCAAAGCGACTTGCGATGTCGTGGCATCATGTCGTTTTGCTATTTCAGTTAAAACTGGCTTATTCATTTTTTTAAAATCCTGCCCAAGCGGACTGTATGCAATAACTATAATACCACGGGCCTGACAATATGGAAGCAAACACGATTCGATTCTCCTGTCGAGCAAAGAATAACTAACCTGCACGGACTGTATAACATCCCCAGAATAATCGGATAAAAAACGCTGCATACTCTCAATCATATCGACAGAACAATTTCCCAACCCAAAAGAAGAAATTTTTCCAGACCTCCGCAGATCAACCAAAATCTTTCCCAATGTTTCATTAGAGTACGATTCATTGGGGAAATGTATTTGTAAATGAGGAGAAATGCCAAGCTTCCCGATTGAACGATCAACAGCCGACCTGAAGGCCAATTGACTCATGTGATCCCGTCTAATTTTCGTAGATACAACAACAGGATTTTCCAATTTGCAAATTGTTTTCCCCAGCTCTGTCTCAACTCTGCCGTAACCATAACCCTCAGCTGTATCAATCAATGACACACCAAGATCCGCTGCCATTTCAATTATTCGATAATCATACTTCCACCCATAGGTTCCCAACCCTACTGAAAAACTAGGAAGTGGCCGTGGACGACAGCCAATATCAGATAAATCCAAAAGGCTTTTGACCCGGCAAATTGAATAATCAATCATTCTCTGCCGATCTTTTTTCAAGCAATCATTTACTGTAGTGTAGCGATAGTTCAAGCCCCACATAGATCCGTGAAGGGTATCTGCGGTAAATGGTCCTGACAACACAGACTTACCTTCTTTCAATGCTTCCAATTCTTTCAGAACTTCTTCCCAGATCATAGATCAAGAAATCCTTCCAGCTTCACAAAAGCAGAATCTTTGTATGGCTTGATCCCTCTACACAATGACAATTTTGATGGGGGGACATATTCAATTTCTTTCCCATCTGCAAATCCATACAAGACAATTGCTGAATTGCTAAATGAAGAAACGGCCAAAACTCTCTTCCCTCCTAAAACCGATCTCATCTCCTTGTCCAACAGCTCATAATACTCGTGTTCTGTTTTTATTCCATAATGCTTGATATTTCCAAACTTGAACCCAAAACAAGCGCTATCCGCAATCATAAGAAACCTGGTTGTTGGCGCAATGCGTTCCAAGGGGCCTATGTGTTGGTGCAATTTCCGAAGCGTAAAAGCATCAAAGTCAAGAAAAAAGACATCTGATTCAGGAGGTTCCCAAAGATTTATATCATTTGCTTGGATGTTTTGATTCTGGAAATTCTTTTTCAAAATATCAAAACAAGCAGTATCAGATTCGTTCATTATAAGATTGCAATCAGGCCAATGATTGAGGAAAACTGCCCCCCAAAACCCTGATCTTGATATCCCATCAATCACCCGCAACCCATTCTTGATAGGAATTTTGGCAATGACAGCATCAAGATTTCTGCATGTTTCTGCACAATCCCTCCAAGAAACTACTTGGTGCGGCGTCCAGCCAACCTTCCTGCCTCCGCCATCGGGAATATTCAACCTATAGCTGCCAATAGTATAAATCATAATTCAACGTCCCCCATTGTATAAAAATCATTCGACTTTCCCAACATAATCAACCTTGCCATTTCTTTGTCTTGTTCTGCACCAATCCCCTCCCAGGAACTGGCCAATATTTCCTCCTGGCTCATGAGCCCATTCTGTAAACAGATCTTCCATTGATGGGTATTGAAAGTAAATGCTCCAGGAACATCAACTCCACAACATGTATTTGTTCTCGATCGCCAACCTTTCGGGGTATTAACAAAATCAGGGCAACCCAAAATTATCCCCTCTTCGTCTGCAATTCGGCACAAATCTCTTTGAATTGGTCTCCAGAACTCATCCTGGTTGTAATGCCAAATCTTCTCAATGTCCATTCCGGCATCATGCAAACGGCGCATTGTGTAGGCGTTAACGTGTAAATTATATGTATTATAGGACTTAAATCCAAATGATTTGACCCGACGGATGGTATTGCGAAATTGAGCAAGTGTATGATAACCAGGGATGAATGGTTCTCCCCTTACACCAACAGCCACACCCTTACGCATCCATTTAGACGCTATCTCAAGCCGGTCTGAGACACAAGGAGTCCGCCTCCGCTCAAATATTTCCCAATCACTTTCCATTCCTGGAGTAATTTCTACCAAAAAAGTCAAAAGATTTTTGGCCTTAATAAAAAGAGATTCGTCACGATCGGCATTAGGAATATAACGAGAACAAATGATAAATTGTTGTTTGAAATGTATGAATGTATGAATGTATGATCTTGTTATCTCCAATTCCATCTCTATTGGTTGATATGGATCGGATTTCCGGCCAACCCAAATAGCTTTTTTTAATTTTAGCGCAACAGACAATGGAGACTTGCCATTGTTTTTGCTTGCCGATATGAATTTCTGTCTTACTTTTTCAGGATCGGCAATTCTTTGTTCCTCTCCCCATATTCGATTAAGATTGCGCCCCATACAATGCAAACAATCGGCTTCACAATTCCAATAGGCTTCCAAAGTCAAAGGAAGGGGACAATTTAAATGGGTATTCCGGATGCAAAAGGGGTTTTTGTATTCTATCATTCTGGTATCATCTATATTTTTGAGGGAGTGTTTTTATGCACTCCCTCAAAAATTTGATCTGGTTGCAAAAAAACATTTAAGCAGGAAGGATGTTATTGCCATCAACCCTTACTTTCCCGAATCTGATGGCGACGGGCATCATAACACTAATCAGATGCTTTGTCTGCTTTGCATTATCCTTTCCTCCCGATGCCATATAATCATTGTTTGTTGCAATGACAAGCTCATCAATGGTACAAGCCCCCTTCAACTGATTAATAGAATCGCAGAAAGACTCGACTCTGGTTTTTCCTCTCAGGGGTTTCTCTTTCTTGACCTTCGGTTCTTTGGGTGCTTTTGGTTCCTTTTTTGCTTTCTCTGCCTTGGGAGGCTTTTCTGCCACTTCCTCGGCAATCGTAATTGCCTGATAATAAACCGCTGCCGCTTCCGGACCGGTCCAATTCCCCTCATCATCATCCGGGATGGCCTGGACATTTTCCAAGAAGGATTTGATCAAGTCGTCTTTGGACTTGCCAACCGTGATGATTTTGTTTTCCAGTTTCCCGCTGTCATTGAGTTCCTTGATGGCCTTTGCCAACTCTTTGAATTTGATCTTTTCTACTTCGATTGTTTTGACTGGCATTGTTTCGCTCTCCTTTTTGTATTTTTGCAATATGGTTATTTGTTCTTGGCCACAGTTACCGACACGCGGACTGCCTGGGCATCCGCCTTCAAATCCTGCATTGCATTCCTTACCCTGGTACCAGCAGATTTATTCCCTGCATCAAACTTCTCGGCATCCTTGAGCGCTTCCTCCAATTTCTCGCTCATTTCACTTACCAAACTTGCCACGCTCATTTTCAGTCTCCTTTTTAATGTTATTTTCTTTTCTTGAACTTATTATACTCTAATTTTCAAAAAATCATAAATTTATTTTGATAAGTTTTAATTTATTTTGACGTACTCGTCGTCCAGGAACGGCTGACCCAATGCAAATGACTGTAATACCATCGCTTCTCCAGAAAAAGAAAACTCTTCGTGACGGTGAGCAATAACACTAATCCTTGAAACACCCTGTTCCTTTTCTTCTGGTTTTTGATTAATCGCCAGCAATAAATCCACGTGGGCACCCTTTCTAATGTCCTCTGCAGTATCTTCCTGCTCCAAATTCTTTTTGCTAATAGATTTTCTATTGCTTTGAAGAACGGTAGCCACTAAACAATGGCGCTTGGATGCCTGACCCTTTCCCCTCTTCCAAACATAATCAGAAACTCCACGTTCAGAAAGTCCACCAACGCCTCCTCCAGGATTAGAAATATCAAAATAATCGTAGGCAATAACATCTGGAATAAACCCACCCTGAGACTCCAACTCATCAAGATCCCTTTCAGCGTCATCAAAAGATGCCGAAAAAGCTGGATATGCCATCACCCGCAAATTGTTGCCGTACAGCATCCTGAAATCTTTTACCTTCCTCGCGACAGTTCTGGAATCAAATTCCTTTACTTGCCGCTGAACCGACCACCAGGTGGCAACCTCATATTGACCGTTTTTTGTTCCTCTGCAAGCCGTACATGGTTTGTAACCATCGAACTTTTTGAATTCTGGGGTGGGAGCTGCCGGCGCTTTAATCGCGACATCACAGACCCGTCCTTGTCGTTTGCACGTCCCATCCTGATTCCGTTGACAATCAAATATGGGGAACTTGTGATCGCCGGTTTTTGATGCCAATGCAGAAAGTCGTTTGTATAATCGTTTTGATACGGCATTGCGGTTCATTTCAAATGAAAAATAAGCCACCTTCAAACCATTCATCAATGCGTGAATTGCCAATTCCTGTAACCACCAAGACTTTCCCCTCTTAAGGGGAGCCATAAATGCAACCAACCAATCGCGTTCCAGATCACCAACCATTTCTCCAAGTGCTCCGGAAAAACGGAAAAGCTTATTCGACTCGTCGTCTTGAAAAACCGTATCAACAGCAGATACCTCAAGCGGATTGAACCAATTGCTAATATCCTTTGATATTCTATTAAAATTCCTAATCTCCGCTTCGGCCTGGTCAACCCGGCCCTTGGCAACTTCTCCGCTTATTTTCTCAGCCAACAAAACCAGCGCCCTTTGCCGGAAATAATCACGCGATTGGTCAACAAGTAACGCATAGTTGGCCTTTTTCTCTGCTTCATATTGATCCGACAAATTGGACAGAAAAACCTTAATCAATTCCGCATCAGCTGAATTCAAGCCATCTTTTTCAACCGCGAATATATTTTGGATTTCTTTGCCTGGAGCTTTTTTGTAGAGTTTGAAATAATCAGCACACCAGAGAAAAACTTGACGTGAAAAATCACCCTTGAAATATTGCTTCTTTGCCATTTTTGTTAACTGGCTACAATAATTGTCGTCTGTTATGAGTCCTGTTATAATCCTTTTTTCTATTTCCGCATTGATGATATTCCTACGAATCGAAACCAAACCCCACCTCCCGGATTAAATAAAATCTGCATCTGTTAACGATTCCATACCAGATTCTTCCTTTTTTGCCTTCTCGTATTCAGAGCCCATAACCATCCGTTCATATGTTGCTGCGCTTGCTCTGGCGCAACCTGGAACAATATAACCAATCTCCCTCAAATACAAATCCAAATCAATCTTGAAAAAATCCTCTGATTGCGCCCAATATGGAACGACTCCAAAATCATAATTCTTTTTTTCTGATAACATCCTCCATATCAATTTGGCGCAAGTCGCCGGATATCCATGACGATGAATTGTATCATCGCGGAAATCCTTAACATTGATAAAATAATCATACGACCTTTCTGCTATTTTCCGCAAAATGTTTTCTTCCCGGATTGTGAATACCTTCCGTTCACCCGGCCATTCATATTTCAAGGAGGCGGTAATATCTGGTTGCTTATCCTTTTGGACAAAACCATATTTGGCCTCAAGATCATCCCATTTCATCAAACATTCTTCAAACCACGACTTGATATCTATTTTGATCTTTTTCAATTGATCCTTTAAATATGGCGACGGTCGCATAAAATCTCCCAAGCTGACAATCATCCCATTGTAAGAAAATGACGTTTTGGGGTTTTCCAAATTTATCAAACTACGGTATTGTTTCATCGCCAGTTTTATCTGATCTGGTTTATAACCCTGATTCAAACGATAATCAAGGTTTTCCAAACCATTCTTGAAAACTTTTTTCTTTATATCCAACAAATGACGTGGTATAGGTTTCCCCAAAGTGTTCCAATATACAAATAGTTCTTTTGCTTCTATGGTATACCCCGGTAATAAAAGGAACTGGCCTTCAGTTAACAAAGTTGATTGCTTCTGACCACCATCTCTATTTATTTTCATTTTAAGTTTTGGTTGTTTGGTATCTAACAAAGTTTGGCGTGCATGTTTTTCATTTATTGTGGGCAATGCGAAGCCATTGCCTTCACCTTTAGGTGAAGCTACTTTTAAATCCTTATTATTAATAGTAGGTGTTTCGCCAGTATGTGGGATTCCCTTAGAGTGGGAATTATCATTTTGGTACAGATTCCAATCCGTTTTTTTTAATTCTTCAGCGGCTTGTTGGTTGGTTTTTGGTAGCTCAGTTATATAATAACCCCAGCATTCCATTTGTTGCTTCGTGTTCCTTTTATATGTTCTGAATAAGTATCCGCACTTTTGCAATTCCTTCATGCCTGTTTGAATTGATTCCCAACCATCTGTAAATTTATTTATGAGATCTGTTTTGTTCAAATCCCAACCGTCTGGTTTTGACATGATGTAAAAGTATAATCCCTTCGCCTTTAAACTCAATCTGTCGTCGTTTATGCACGTCAGGTCAAGGGTCTTGTAATTTTCTTTGTGTTCCGTTCTGGATGCTACCAAATTTGGATGGATGCTGCTCATGACGGCCTCCTGCAGTTTACTTATGAGAAATTCTCCGGGGATACATTATATTTTTTACAATATGCAGCCCTCTTCTTGATATTTTGCTCTTTGATTGATTCTTCGGTGTTGCTTTGCAAAAAATCATTGCAATATTTGACAATTTCTTTGACATCGTCTCTGGTAGGAAGTTCTATGTGAAGCAGGAAACTGATGTCAACAACTTTGCCCTCCTTTCTCCAAATTCCAAATGCAACTTCTGTTCTGGATTGCAACCCGCTGTCTTTGATGATTCTTTCTTTTGTTGGCATCCCGGCCTCCTTATTTAATTTTCCTTCAATTTATCGTGAAATTTTCCGTGACAAAATTCGCACAATACTATTAAATCATTTTTTATGTTATACCCGTCCAATTCTTGGCCTCTGCGTTCATAAGTTTTGTGATGAACATTTAAAATGTCCTTATTAGAATTGCAAACGCCGCAACGGTATCCAGATAATTTCAATGCCCTCCTTCTAACTCCTTTCCAATGATTTGTTTCAAGATATTGGGAATAAGGCATACTTTTCAAAATCAATATTTGTTCTTCCTGCAGTAATTGCGCCCTCTTTCTTTCCTTCGCTGCGGACTCTCTCAATCTGCTCGTTTCCCTTTTGCACTCAGCACAAGAAAAATAATGATTTCCCGTCTCTTTTTGTTTTAACAACTTTTTATATTCTGTAATCGACTTGTATTCCACCCGTATTGGGGATTTGCATGCAAAGCAGTCAAAACTCATTGCCCTGTCTGACGATATAATAGATTTCATTTCTTTGTAAGATAAATTGCAACAATTGATAAAAAACGAAAGAGGAAAATACTTTCCCCAATAAAGTTCTTTGACAAATTCATAATCATTTGGAAATTCGTTTAGGTGGCAAGCGGCCAAATCCTCTGCTACAGATTTGAGCCGTTCTATTCTGTCTTGAAGTCTGCTTATTTTAATGAAGCAATCATAAATATTTTCTCTTTCGTTTGCCAAAGCTATTTTATCGCCTCCATAAAATAAAAAACCCTTTACGGCTGGACTCAAGATCATCGTAAACAGACAGACATACGACGAACTTGATTTTCCGGACCAAGATCGTCAGAAACCAACGACCTTGAGTCCATGCGTAAAGGGTTTGTCTTTGTCTATCTGTTTGCCTTCTTTAACATACCAAGGAGGGTTGCCGGAAACTTCCCCTTGACTTAATTATACCTATTTTTCTAAGTTTTAAAAGATATTTTTTCGGAAAATAAGCTCACGGATTTCTTGAGCTTCTTGTAAAGATAGGTCTGCAGGGTCACCTTTTTCTAACTCCAACACTTCCACATAAGGGAACAGCTGGCACAAATTATCAGCCAGCTCATTTGCCTGTTGAGTGGCATCTGAGTCATACATAACAAAAACCCGCTTTGGCCGCTTCCGCACCAGTAGTTCCATTTGTTCCTTTGTCATGTGTTTTCTGAATGTCGCTATAAACCCATCTCCCATACGCCAAACATCCGTCACGCCTTCCACTATGACGGCAACATCATTCACGGAGTCCATATTGTACAAGCAGTGGCTTATTGGCAGAATGGATTCTTCTTCTGTGCAATTTATGTATTTGACAACACCTTCATGCCGTAATGTTGCAGCACCTAAAAATGCAACCATCTTCCCGTTGAGAAATATGGGCACAATAATCCTGAATTTATACTTTTGTTCGCCAATATTGTAGACAGCCTGCAATTTATATTTTTTGAGTAAATAATCCGGGTCAAAACCCCGGCTGATTAAATAATTGCGGTGGGGCTGCGGCAGATTTGTCAATATCCCTTTCGGCAACATTAAAAATCGCTTGTTAGGCTGTTCAGGTTGGCGCAGGTTGGGCGTCATACCCTCCAACTGGGTAAGGGTCCCATCCTGGATATATGGCTGTATGATTTTGCCTATATTCTTACCCTGGAAAACTTCCATCTCACGGAGTAGCTTTGTGATGAAACCTTTTTCACCGCAAACCCAACACTGCCAAATCGGTTTGTAGATATTAACACAGCAATGGAAGGCGGCATTCCCACAGAATGGGCAAACCTCAAGGTTGAGGTCGCCCCGCGCTACATTCTTGCCCTTTGCCCTGTAACTGATGTCATAGGCATCCATCAGTCCCTTGATGTCAAGGCTGTCGATCATTTGGCTGTCGCAAACCATTCGCGCAAATCGTGAAGAATCACCGAAGCTCGCATATTGTCCGAAACCTCTCGTTCCAGTTCGCGCACCCGTTTTGCAAGTTTGAATGGGTTGTGGCAGCACTCTTGAATTGTTACTGGAACCATCACGCCAAACTTCTTCTGGGGTGGGCACCATGGGCAAAGGATGCCCTGATTTTTATCGTGTTTCATTTCTTCCATGTTGGCCTCCTTGCAACTATTATATTCCCACTTTCAAAAATCCATCAACTTTTTATGGCAAGCGAGTCTTTCATAAAATCCCCTCTGAGAAATTGAATATCTTTCTTTTCAAAGATCGAAGATCATTTAATTCATGCTCCCAAATAACAAGGGTCTCAAATCCAAATGGTTTAAATATATCAATTCGATCTTGCGGATTATCGCCTTTGTGATAGTAATCGCCAAAAAATTCGATGATCTTCTTTTGACCATTTATTACGAAATCCAGCCGTTTTTTGCGTATATTGAAATTCTTTGTATGGTATGTTGGGCCAAATAGTCATAAGGATCCAAAAAGTCCACGACCGTCAAATCTGTCTTCCCTTCCGTAGTTCTTAACCCCCTGCCAATGGCTTGCAGAGTCACGATTTCGCTCTTTCCCCCGCACGCATTGATAACGCAATCCAACGACTTGATATTGATTCCCTCGCGCCATACTACGGTTGCAATAACTGCCAGTGATTCTTTCCGTTCTAATCTACCTTTTATCCCCTCCCTCAAATCGCTCTGGGTGGCCCCCTTGACGATTTCAGTCTTAATCCCATAAACTTCCTTGGCGATTGTGGCAATCTGCTCTGCATGGCCATTTACAACATCCACAACCATCACCAGAACTGATTTGCCCTGTTTGTTTTGATCGTTGATCTCCTTGGCAATTAGCCGGTTGCGCTGCTTGTTGTTTATAATGCCTTCTGAGTAAACATCTCGATATTTTCTCATCCCGGATATTTTTGGATTTATGGGCACAGGAATCAGCTTGACATGAGGCTTGGCAATGATGCCCTTTTCAATGCCTTCGTCAATGGTAAACTCGCCAATGATTGGGCCCAGCAATCCTTCGCAGACCAACCCTTTCTGGGATTTGGGATCCAGCGGTGTTGCCGTCAAGCCAATGCGAACTGGCGCCAGACAATGCTTTAAGAGCATTGCATATTGGCCATCTGCTTCTCCAGCGTGGTGGACTTCGTCACAAATAACAACATCGCAGTCGGCAAGCAAATCCATAAATGCTGGCGTTTCTGGCCGCTTGCTATCCTTTTTCAATAGCGACCTGGCTGTCTGAGCCATGACAACATTAATCCTGGAAATCTTAAATTCCTCATCCCCGATTATGCCAACAGGCCCAAACCACAATTCAAACTCCTGAATGGTTTGACGGAACAAGGATGCAGTATGAACAACGAAAACGGCCTTGGATTTGGGGAGCATTGAAATGACGGCTCCTGCCAAAACGGTTTTCCCAGATCCAGTCGGAGATTTGACAATGCCCCTTATATACTTGCGAATAAGTGTCAATAGATCATACTGGTCGTCACGAAAAACTATTCCAGGCAAGGACGGCTTCGTCATTTTAACTAGCTCAAAGAATGACGGAGCAAGAGCAATATCCACTCCCGCTCGTTGGCAAAATTCCAGCACCCTTGGGATAAAGCCAGTCATAAATGTGCCGTGTTCCCGGCGCTTGTCCTGATTGCAAAGATAAGACGGTGTGTCTTTTTTACTGCGGCAATATGGCCCTTGTTTCCAGTAAGTGCTTGTATATTTCAGGCATTCTTTAACCTGATGAATATTGGAGCACTCGCTTAGAAATGGATCCAAAACTTTAATTGTTATCATTTTGGCCTCTTGATTAAATGGCAGGATGGCAGGAATTGAACCTGCTGAATCTTGGCCCCTACCAATAGCCTACACCCGAATAATATGTCACTCAAATGATTGAACGTATTCCTGGATCTCTGCCACGACTTTCTTGGCATAACGAACATCCTTCCATTGATGGGCCAATTTGGATATCAACCGTTGCTGTATATTGGCGCCTTTGGCCAACCTCCCTTTTGGGGTGAATAGTATGGAAGCCATTTCTTGCGGAGCATTCAGAATGATGTCAATAATCTGCCTGGCCTCATCACTCATGCTGGAATATATTGATTCTTTTTCTTGATACCGCTCTTTTTCCACCAAAAAATCCTCTGGCGTACTGGTAGAAATCAATTCAGTTCCCAATGCCGGGTCGTCAAATGGAATATAACTGTTAATATCTGCTGCTGCTATTGCCGCCTGCAACCTGACCTGATTAATCCCGGACATCTTTATGCCTCCTTATTTCTTAATGATACAAATCCATATAGCATTTCGCCCTGGCCGCATTTATGGCACCCTTCTTTTTGCTTATTCTGCCTGGCAATACAAACGACCAAATCCATCTGGCAACTGTCTGAATCGCAATAGAAACGCGGATGCATCTCAAATTGTTCGCAAGACTTATCGTCTCGATTGACAACTTTTTTTGTAGCCGGACAAAAATGCCCTTCGTCTCCAAATCGGTCCTTGGAGATTACGAATAGTTCGCAATATCTACACCTCATCTTTGGTGTTGTCTCCCTTGTTATTTTCATCCCGGGTCTCCCTTGCAGTTATGCGTTTGGCCGCTTTCTCAAGAATCTCAGAAACCAAACGGGTTGTTTTTATCCCTTTTTTCTTTGCTTCCTCGACCAGCGTTTGTTGGGCATTTGGGTCTATGTATGACCCCTGAACAATTTTCCTTTCCTTCATTTTATCCCTCCCTTTCTTGAAAATTACTTTTAAATATTTTTTTTAAAAAAGTAAAGGATTTTTTTAAAAAATAAATGCTCTTCTCATAGCACCTTCAATCGCCGCTCGTTTTAAGTGACTATTGACGCTATGGGTAACGTACTGACAAACGATATTGAAAAACATCCAGACGGACAATGTTTTGAGTTTCATGGCATCCATTGTTATCCCGGATGAAATTTCCACTTCCTTCCCAATGGCCTCGACATCCTTGTTGGATAGCGGCAAGGCGGAAATAACTTTGTCGTATTGATCGGGCATGGTTATTTTATTGACCCAACTTTCCCAAATTCGTTGTTGGTCCGAGAAGCGTTCCATTGCCATGATTAACGTATCTTTTACATCTTCCTGTCTGAAGGATGTGTCATGGCGAGTACGATAAGAAAATGCCCTTTCTCCTATTGTGAGGCCATTAGTGCAAACCAGTCGATATGCTCCAAAGAAAATCTTTCGGGACCAGCCACTGTCATAACTATTAAACACTTCTATCTGGGGGTGAAGGACGTCGTGCTGGTTTACCTTTGCGACGACATCTTTGAAAATATAAGTGGCCCTCATCTTTGACCCGTCATCGTACAATTTTATTTCTTCTGTTGGCTCCCCGAACTCTGGCATGCCTTTGATAACATCTTGGATGGTTTCAATCATTTGTTCATGTGGGGTCAAAACGTAGTCGGCGCTGACAACCCCAAATACCTTACCAGTTCCCGGGTTCACAATGGCTTTGTGTCCATCTATTATTGAGTCTGGCCTATTCAATCTGGTCAAATAAATCGGCTGCTGTTTAACTGGCGGAAAATTTATCATGGTTCATTCCTCCTTCATCTTTTGATATTCTTTGTAAAAACCAATGCCGGTTACGACTCCGATAGCATAGACAGCCATCAATATTATCGCAAACAAGAAACACTCTGCTCCATTCATCTTCATGCTCCTTTCACAATTTGCTTGATTTTTTCTATTGCCGAGCCGTATCCTTGCGCCCAGGCAAATGCTTCGGCATTATCGTACTCGGTCGGAGCGTCATCAAAATTCGGCATTTCGCCATTTAGTTTTGCATTAAGCGTCGCAAAGATTGCCTCTTTTGTCTTCAACTTGCTTTTGCACTCTGAAATAGCATCGATCAAATCTACTAGCAAATTATCAATCGGACAGGATTTGACCGGGTTCATTTCGATGACTTGAGCCGGAACACGATTCTTGGCGACCGTCTTTTCTTTTGGGTGAACCTTACAAAATGACTGGCAAATGGTTTTATCTGATGCTCTCGAATCCGGAAATACCAGTCTGAAACCAGATAGCATTTTTGCCTTAAACATCGGGTCCCATTTCCATCCTCTTAAACCAACTGTTGGGTACGCTTTCAAAAAATCTTCTTGTTTCATGAACGATTCTCCTTTTTTTGATTCGTTAGCAGTGAGGATACATTCCGTTAACATGCATCCACCGAGGCGAGGTTCTGGCCTCGCATTCCTTGAAAAATTCCTTGATATTCAAACCGGTAATTGCCTTGATATGGCGCCTAACCCTCCTCCAGCTACACAAGTAGGACCGAGTAATCAAACTATGGCATTCCGAAGGAGCGTACATTGCGTCTACTTCGTAATGGGCCTCTGCAACAGTTTCGTTGTAGCGCATCACCAATCCCAGCGCTTTTCCTATGTTGTTGCCACGGAAGCTTCTTCGTTGTAAATTTTTCATGGTAGTCCTCCTGAATCTCTGTTGGTTAGTACATTCTCGGGAATTCAACACTTTCGAGAGACGAAATCGCATTCTCGAGAGCATCGACGACTTCCTGTAGCGAATCTTTTAACTCTTCGACTGTCTCTTCTTCGACGAAAGAGAAGAAAATGTTACTTAACTCGTCAGATCCGCTTTCGAGATTATGAACGGCCTCCTCTAGCTGGTTGTATTTATCGCTACTTTCGAGGTTAGTGCCTTCGAGGCCGTTTTTCCAATTCTCGATCTCTTCCTTCAGAGAGTCGATCTCCGAATAATCAATCTCCATAGTCAGATTCGCCGCTATTGAGAAAAGCTCTTTTTTGTTCTCCTTGTCTTCGTCCGTCCACTCTTTCTCTTCCTCCTTGACTACAATTATACTACTTTTTTTTATAAGGTAAAGTATTTTTTTTAAAAACTTTTTAAAAACTTTATTCGTGTAACAAAAACAACGACTTATGAGGATAACTTTTTTAAGATTTTTTAAAAACTTTTTAAAGAAAGTGAGGAAAAACGAGGGAGGCTACCAAGATGCTGTATTAGATGGGTTTATAGAATAAAAAACCTTCTGAGAGAAAAGGAGTAAACTCTCAGAAGGCCAGAAACCAGGTACGGCCAAATACCTGGGGAATTGCACTATTACGAAGGTTGTTGGCAATAATTCACGGTCACTCTTCCTTTATCAACTCCGCCAGCCAATGTAGTGGCGGTATTGCCGATAGATAGGTGGGCAGATGTCTCTGCGATAGCGACATCGTTGCCTGCTGTCTCATTGTCGTCTGCCCAAATAATGATCCTTGTTGCGGATATTGTCGATGCCGACGCGTCGGCATTTGCTGTGGCACAATTATAGTCCGTAGTCGCATTGGTCGTATGATTAATTGCTGCGCCAAGATGAATCAAGCTGGTTGCTGCTGATGCGCCAATAATCACATCTCCTGATGAAGCAAGGCTTGCCGTCCTAAATTTGTATATGACCGAGCCGACCGTTACTGTATCTCCAGACGCAAGGTTGACACCATCGGATATAAACGATCCCGTTGCCCTTGTCCCTGAATTGTAGGTTGTGATATTGGCTCTGACCATTTCAACTAATTTATCATTACCTCGAATGATTTTGCCTCCAGCAGTAAAATCTGCCGTCACAAAATCTCGGGTGGCCAGAGTTTCCCAAATAATGCCAGATATACTCCCTTCCAACGAAATGGATAATGTGGCATATGTTCCTGCTGCAACAACTTCCAAGGTATGATTTGATTTTGGCGCCTCCAACTTTATCGCCGCCCCTGCTCCTGCTGCAATTACTGCATCCAACAACGTCTTCATTTTTGATCCTCCTTAATTTTATTGCCCGGTTTCAATCCATCCTTAAAGCACTCGACAGTTGCTTCCAGCTCCTTACTATATTCGATGATCAAATTCAGATTTTTGAAAAATACCTTCCGATCATATTCCTTTGCCGCCTGGAGCTCAGGCCTGTCGGGAGCTTTGCAATCTATATGGGTAGGAGGAGTAATGATTACACTTTCTTTTGAGCAACCACTACTTGCCAGAATTCCAATTCCCAACAAGATCATTATGCAAATCTGTCTCATCCTTTGGCCCTCCCATCTTATCTATTTTTTCATTGATCTTGGCTGTCTCTTTTTTGATGGAAAATAGCTTGCCAATATAGGTATTGCAGGCTTCATTGGCGCTTTGCAATTGATCTCGTTGAGCGGTCAAATTCTTATTGTTGATCGTCAAGGTTGCATTTTCAACCTTCATTGCGCTTATCTGCTGGTCCTTATCTGCCGCCTGCCATTTCTGCCCCACGGCATATGATCCTATGATGATTAATAGGAGCAATAACCCGGCAATAATCCAATTCTTATAGTCACTCAGGAACCACGTCATCATCTTCATCCTCCTTTTCTACTCCGTTACATGATGTTTCAAAATGAAGCTTCTTTTCTATCTCATCCCACCATTCGTAATTGTCTTGGTTCTCCATAACTTTTCATCCTTAATTGAGGAAAAATTAATGTAGCTTTCCAAAGTACGTTCCAGCAATACATCTGGGCAATCGGAATTGCCATCAAATGAGCGCATATCCGAATACAAGTATAAGCGCCATGGACAATAAACTCAGGTTGCCCTGATCCAGACAACTTAGGATTTAGAGAGGTAACGTAGCCAAGTCGCATCAATCCACCTCGCGATCTTTTAAGGCGTCCTCAGCAGAAGTGCTTAAGCGATCTTCTCTCCTTCCCAGGGCATATACTGTTCCAGCCACTCCATTTGCAATGCCAAGAGCCATGCCTACCCCTGCCGGAATATCGACGATTGTCCCGGTCTTAATGCAAACAGCTAACCAAGTTGGCCAGACAATCAGATTTGACAACATGGCGGTAAAGAACAGCTGAAACCTGGACAGTGACCATTCTTTATTGGCTGTAAGCAGCTTTTGTATGAAGCTCATCGTATCATCTGGACATGGGGGATGTCCTGCTTTTCCCAACTGCCGCCCCATTCTAAGCCGCATTCTTCAGCGATCTTCCCGAATTCATCCCAGTCTGGAATGTCATCATCGTCATAATCAACCTTAGTATCATTGATGTATTGGCCATTCTTTTCTACGTAGTAGTCAACGGCGTCTCTACTGGTGTGTTTAGAGGTGTGTGTCCAGGTAACTGGGCGTTTGTTTTCACCAGCTTTAATTGGATATAATCCTGCATTTAATCTTGCCGCGTTGACTTTGTATAATTCCTCTCTGCCCTGCATATACACACAGTCTTGCTCTACCTGTGAACGATACGTGCAACACCGTTTGAAATTGATCAATCCCTCTTCTTTAAGGCATTCTTCAAAATGCCGGATAACCGGCTGAACATCTGGGTTCAGATCCTCTATTTTTCTACTTGGCATAATATTACCTCCTCACTTAGTTATGCACTTTAACAAAACATCCATAAACTTATTACTGGCTGAATGTAAGATCATCAACGCCCCTATGGATATTGCCAATATTCCTGCCAGTGTCCAAAACACATTATCCCGCACCCAGGTGACCCTTTTACGAAACCACGAAAACTCATCGATCTCGTCTACCCTGGCTTTTACGGCCTCTAGGCGTAAATTGTTTTCCTTGCTAACCTCGCTGGCTTCTAATATCCTTGCTGCATTCTCTCTCTCAAAAGTATCCAATTGAAAGGAAATCTTTCGGATACATGCCTTTATGTCCCCTAATGTGCCTGTATGCTCCGCAAGAATATCAAAAATTTTACTGCTTTCTTTTTCCAACTGCATGATCTTTGCTCCATGTTCTGCAACTGTTTTTATCTGCTCTTCATGGTGCTCACAATGTTCCAGATCCCCCATCTGCCACTCCCCTTCCTCAATTGTAGTATTATGTGAGCCTGATGAAAGCCTCTTCCTTTGTGATGATGTCCTGAAGGCCATAGCCTTCTGGCTCTGGTGCCGAAAGCCACGTTGCATAGAGTTCTTTATGTCTGGCATAGTCTGCCTCCGGGGAATAGGATAGTTGGATATTGTAAGCCCTTACCTCGCTCCACAGCCGGTATCGCTTGCAGAGCCTATAGAATAAAGGTTGAACCACTATGCTCAAAGATGGAAGCACACAAAACTGAACCGGGAATCCGTAAAGCTGTGTGACATAGGCTATGACGGATAGAATCAGCATTGAGATAATGGAGATAATCCACCACTCCTTTACGTGGCCCTCAACTTCATGGAAAAGAAGTCCAATGTCATTCTTGTACCCCTTCCGTATCCTCACGAAGCAGGCGTTGGCGGCTCCTGCTGATCCATCAGGTGGGGCGATGGGTAGTTTGATGTAGATCAATGTGTATTCCTCCACCTTGCTTTTGGAACGATAGTCTCAATTGTGCTCTGCTCTGGTTCCTGGCCTTGTACTGGATCATCAACCTCAGAGATGTCAGCGTTG